GTGCTATACGGAATGAGCTTTCACGATCAATATTTGCCATTAGACCTAAGGCTTGATTACGCGACAAACCTTTATCACCAGTCAGATAATTAAATACCGTGCCACGATCTGCTGAACCTGCCGGCGCTTCACCAGTCGCTACTGGTGAGATTGTTTGATTCTGCTGTGATTGATCTGTTGTTGATTTAGAGGAATTATTAACTTTACCAAATGCGGCCAATTCTTGTTGTCTTTTCAGGATGTTTGCTTCATTTTCCAATATACGTGTATTTAATGCACTCCTTTGATCGTTCATATACGTCAACATATCATTTGGCTGATCCTTTTTATTTGAATAGTAGTTAGCTAGTGCCAGTGAGTTTGCACCTGCAGCAAGTAATCCAGCCTTGCGTATAGTACCTCTTGACTGTTCAATAGACTCATCACGAGATTTAGCAATCTCTGCGCCTTCTTCAAGTGCAGCAGCATTCGTCTTAGCGTTCTTTACTTGAGCATTAGATCTAATAGCTTCAACAGCGTCTGCAGCGCTTGCAGTAACTTGTGCAGCACCCATGTCAGCGAACTTGATTTTATTGTCAGCTAAGGCCCTTTCTATTTCGTTGGCACTATTAAGTGATGCAGCAGCAGCATTAATGTAATTATTGATATTTGCCATTTTTCATTTTTGAAGATAGATATATTCTAACTTTGTAGAATAATAAGAGGTATAGTTTACAGCTACTCATGAGCAAGATAAATACAGGAATGTTTAACTTAGGATCTGCGATAGAGCAGTTTTATGACTGGAAGCCTGATGAAGACGATACGGCTGGACAGGCGATCAAAAATACAAATCTGGCCGATATGGTCAATACTGTTGCAAACGCACAAATTGCCAAGTCTATGGCATATACAAATGCATCAATTGCAACCAGTCAAGCTAAAAATGCTGCAAAGCTAGAATTAGCAAATCAAAGAAATATAATGAAGCTTGGTGCTGCTCAAAATGCAGCTAGCTATTCACAGCAGTTTAAACTTCAAGATAATTTTGCAGACAGAGAATTCCGTCGAGATTCACTTGCTTCAGCACAGGCGGGTAATATCCAACAAAATCAAACCAAACAAGAAGGTAAACAAAATAGACTAAGCATTATCCAACAAGGGGGACAAGATAGAGCTACCCAAGGTCAAGCTTTAAAGTCTCAGGAAAGGCAGCAGGGAAGAGCTATTAAATCTGATGAAAAGAAGATTGGTCTACAAGGTAAGCAAGATAGAGCTAATACAAAAACCGCTGGTTATCAGCAAAGGCTTGCCATCCTTAAGCAAGGTGGAGTCGATGTTGACAAAATCGAAGCTCAAGGTGGCATCGACAAGTGGCTTCAAACCGAAGCTGGTAAGCAGCAGATGGCTCAGTTAAAACAGCAGGGCGATATTGATGTAACTAAGATTGAGGCTTCCGGTGAGCAAACTCGGTTAACTCAAACAGATGCGTTGGCATCTCAGGAGAAGCAAATTGGATTGCAAGGTGACGAGAATATTAAGGCGATTGAGGAGACTGGAAAACAAGAAGGCAAAAACATCTATAAACAAGGTAATGTAGATATAGCTAATATTGCAGCTACCGGCGATCAGGAACGGCTTAGCCAAAAGGAAGGTGGTAAGCAGCAACGTTTAACAATTGGCACTCAAGGTAAAGAAGACCGATCAACTATTAAAACTTCTGGAGGAGAAGAAAGAAAAACAGTCAAAACAACTGGTAAGCAAGAACGTAAGAACATTCAGGAGACTGGATCAGAGTCTCGTAAAAATATCAAGGCTCAAAGCTTTGCCGATCAAGCAATCGCTAAAGTCCAAGGCAAGCAAGGCAGGTTAACAATAGGAACTCAAGGTAATCAAGATCGGAAACTAGCAAGAACTACTGGTGACCAAGATAGAAAATCTATCAGGACTACAGGCAAACAGGAGCGTTTGAATATGCAGCAAGCAACTGAGGAAGAAAACAAGACTGCTAAGCGTCAAAGCTCCTATGCACGTGGCTTGGCAGGTATGTTCTAATGTCTACTACATCAACGAAATCGTCCAAAGTATATCTAACCTTTGTTGATCAATGGTTAGATACTCTACCGGCATCTGAAAGCGAAGAGTTCAAAGAATTTGCTGAGTACACTCCATCTATCATTGAAATTTGGGTATACTCCGGCATCCTTGGTTATCCAGGAACCTTTAATGACCTATCTCGTTGGGTCAAGATGAAGTATAAAAAGCTAAACCGTCGAGAAATCTTAAATAGTGAGATTGCTGCCTTGCATAGTGATATCCAAGATCTACGCATGGCAGTAACCTCTGGTGAGATCAAAGGCGATAATGGCGCAGCTAGGCTTGCTGCTCTTGAGAAAGAGCTTCGTTCTCATATTGAAGTAAGTGAACGTATCAATAGATCGACTGACAAGCGTGGACTAATCCTTGCCGGAGCTGATCGTGTAATGCGTGAGCTTACAAATATTTTTAAGGATGACCCACAGTTTGCAGAGCCCATTGATAATGCAATGAATGCTGTATGGGCAAAAGTTTACAGTGAGGTGAGTAACTAATGATGATTCCCGACCTACCCGAATTACCTGAGGTTCTTGATCAAAGTCTTACCGCTCTCCGTTCGAGAGGCAGGTTAACGGCTCCACTTCCGCGTATGCAGAATCTTGATCTTAGTCAGTATTACGTGGTTGATCCAAGGATTGAGGAAAGGCGACAGTATCAAGAAGCCATGAGAATTGCGTATGAAATTACCAGGAGACAAAATAGAATTGCTGCTGCACAAGCTTCTTATATCGACCGGCTAATGCAATATCAGGCAGAGCGTCGGCGTGGATGGTGGCGCTAGACTGTAAATACTATCAAATGTATATATGGCAGTTCCAAGTATTGCTTTAGCGTATAGAAGAACGGCATTGATGAATGCTACTAAAGTTACTGTAAAACCACCATCACCAGAAGTACTCAAAGCTAGAGATAATTTCCAAGACTTCTGCGTGGCGATGGGCAAACCTCCAGCTAAGCACATGCTTGAGTGGCATGCTGAATTGTGTACAGGTGAGGATAGTGAATGTCTATTAGGCATTGGTGGCCCTAATACTTCAATACTTGCACCTCGTGGTTCAGCTAAGAGCACAGTACTTGGCCTTTTTGCTGCATGGATGATTGGTAGACATACTGCAGCCAAGAAGATGCTGCGTATTCTGTATATCGCCTATATGGTTGATATTAGTAGAGCCAAATCAGCAACAATTAAGGGAATCCTGACAAGTAACAAGTACCGTGAAATCTTTCCGATGGTTAGATTATCTAAGATAAAAAGGTCGGATGAATATTGGTCAATAGACTATGAGTTTGCAGGAATTGATACAGCAGGCGAAGAAGCATTTACCATTGCGTGTGGTGGTCTCAAAGGGGCCATTACTTCCAAAAGATCGCAGTTGGTTCTTATCGACGACCCTATTAAATCGGCAGCGTCAATCAATAACCCTGACATTCGTCGTGAGATGGAACAGACTTGGTCAAACGTCATCGCACCTACCATGTTCCAAGGTGCACGAGCAGTATGCTTGGGGACACGTTTTCACTTTGACGATATCCACGCCACTCTATTTGTACCAAAACATAATTGGAAGCAGATTGTTCAAAAGGCGGTCATAACAGACAGCGAAGGTAGGCAGAGGTCATACTGGCCAGAGTTCTGGTCCATGAAATATCTGAATGAACGAAAGCTAGAAAATCGTGTTGCCTTTGCTTATCAGTACCTAAACACGGCTGTCCAATCAAGTGATGTAGGCATTTCACCTGATCTAATTGTGCATGGTGAAGTACCGGAAGATTATGACTGCTTAGGCGTTGGTATTGACCTGAGTGCTGGTTTAAACGAGAAGAACGACTGGACAGTCTTTACGTTAGGTGGAATCAAAGATGGGAAGATTTACCTGATTGACCAGCGTAGGGTCAAGAGTATGGGAAACCTAGAAAAGATGGATACGCTTTGCGAAATGCTGGCTGACTGGAATGTAGTGCTTGAGAATGATGAAGGTCAATATTTCCCTACGATGTCACCCTGCATGATATGGCCAGAAGCCGTGGCATACCAGTCATCATTTGAAGGCGACTTCAAACGAGTGATGTTTGATCAACGAGCACTCTATAACCTGAGCTGCTCACCAGTTAAAGGGTTTAAAGGTGACAAGTTAGCAAGACTACGAGGAGTGCTTGGTCTGTATGAGCACCGTAAGGTTGTATGGAATAAGTGGCGTAAGTGGAACATCCTTGAGGATGAGCTTATCAACTTTGGGCATTCACCACATGATGATGCAGTGGACTCGATGGTGCTTACTATGGGAGGTTTGTTAAGAAGAGGAGCATTACATTTAGAATATAATGACGGAATTAATACTCTATAGTTTCGCAGATTATACTTATTCGATATTCGTTAAACTATTAAAAAGTTAAAAATTAACTGGAGCCATATAAATGGGAATTATCTACGATCAGGGTCAAAAACCTTGGGACGATGGTACAGCTACTAGTGCCACCAAAACAATGTTTGGTGATATGGACATTATTGCTAATGTTAACGCTGGTAATTCGTATGCTGATCAATTAGCTTTTTATGAGGCTAACCCTAGTCAGCAAGGTGGCGGAGGTATCGGTGGCAGTGTACATGCAAAGCTTGTAGCTGGCGCTGCTGCTGAAAAGGCTGCCGCTGGAAGCGGCGGCGGTGGTGGTGGTGGAAACAACTACAGCCCAGTACCAATTACATCCAAGCCTTATGTCCCAGGAGACATTTTCGGTGATACTCCCGGCAGTGAAAGTGGAGGTAACAATGAGTTTTCCTATGAGGATTTTCTTGCCGATAGAAGAGAGAAGCGTCAAGCTGCTAAAGATTTAGCAGAGATGTATGCCCAAAACTCTGATGGTGATTTAATCAGCACTGTCAATGTCGATCAAAATGTTGGTAGCTTCAAGAATTTTGATAATACAATTGTTGGAGACAATAACAGTAATATCGGTAATGACTATAGTTTCAACGAAGGTCAACTAAAACTAGTTAACGCTCCTTTTGGAGTTGCTTGATCAATTAAATAATTTACCCTCCTGTTTATAGGTTCGTCATGGCAAAAAAACTACCCTCAGTCAATGATAAAATGTACACCGGAGGTACTCCTTACTTTGATGAAAAGACGGGTAAATATACTGGTGGGCCTAAGGCGAAAAAGAATCCGATTGATATGACTAAACTTAGCAAAAAGTTTAATGAAGCTACTTCTAATGTTAAACAGAAGAATCTCAAAGAATTTGGGTTAGGTACAAACGACAAGTATGGTGTAAAAGAAGCTCAAAACAGGCAAAATCTTCATTCCAATCGAGCAAAAGAATATAAGCAAGCAGAGATCCAAAACGTTTGGACGCAGAAAGCTAGCCAACGTCATAAGGGTCAGTCAAAATGGGCTGAAAAAAATAAAACTTATAGACAAGGATACGCACAGAATAATACAGACTTCGCCGGTATGCAGGATCTGACTGGTTATTACAATGATACAGCTGGGTCATATCAAGGTAAGAAAATCAATAAATTTGGTAAAAAGGACATGCAATATGTCTCCAAATTAGGCGTCAATGATGATGTGCTTAAGTCACACATTGGTGGATTGAAGGCTAACAATATTCATGAAAATCTTCGTAATCACGATTATGCCGCACACATCCATAAGGATGGTTGGACTGCTGGTAGACACTTTAACCAAAGTGATAAAAAGTATATCAAGAAAAACAACCTTGATATGATTGATGAAATTTTTAAGCATGCTGCCAACAATAAAGGCTACTCCAATATGCAAAAGTTTGGATATAATGCATTAAAAGAAGCTGGTCGCCTTAAGGAATATGATGCGCTTTATGCGAAAGGTTATGACAAAGACTTGGGTATTAGTTCATATGACCAAGGGAAAAATTTCAATGCTCAAGACATTAATTATTTAAAACGCCAAGGTTACAGCAAACGAGAGATCGCGGAACACATGGGCTCATTGCGTGAAGGTGATGATAAAGCAGGGGTTAACTATCACGCCGCTAGATGGCTTAACAAGAACGGCATGATGGACTACTATTATGGAAATAAAAACGTAGCAGATTACAACGAAAAGAAAGCAAAGGCTGATGCTCAAGCTTATAAAAATATTAAAGTCAAGCAAATTAACCGAAAGAAGAACAGCGATAATATCACCGCGAATAGCAATAACGTAAATGTGGCTACAGATCTTACACAGACTACTGGTAGCCATAAGGATTTTACAAATGATATTATGGGAAATAATAATAGTAATATTGGCAATGACTACAGCGTCAATATTGCAAGCCAGGGAGGCGATAGCGGTAGCGGCGGGGGCAGCGGCTTAAATAATATGCAAGATGCAATGGCCTTTATTGGGTTGAATGACAACAGAGCTGCTAAAGATAATGCTTTGTTTAATCCTTACGATGACGTTGGTTTGACAATGAACGCAATCGACAATGCTGCAGGGAAAGATGTAGATCGGCGTATTTACAACTCAATAGGATACGACATTAATTACTGGGAAGATAAAGCTAAAGAACAAGATAATCTTGCCTTTGGTGATCTTTGGGGGTTCCAGGCTCCTGATTATCAGATGGCTTCTTCGCCTAGTGATCCCTTTAAGAAGGTGAACTCCTAAGAAGTTGTTCATTTCATTGCTTGTATCGTTAGACTTGATATGGATATAAAGTAGTAAAAAATGTCGAACAATAGTGCTCAGTTTCAGGAAATACTTAACGCAGCTAAGGAGAAAAGAGGCGATCTTCCAGTAGACACAATGATTGTGTCATCGCATCTTGCTCAAATGCGATTATTTATTCTTCGTCGCGGTGTTGAATTCTTCTGTGATCAAGATTCGTTCGGTGGCCGTAGAGAGTTTCTCAAGAAAGTTTATGAGAGCAATATGCTCGAAATGAAGCTAGACAGTATTATTGATTATTTCCTATGTGACGGGCAGGGTTTATTTTACTTCAGACCATCGGGTGATACATATCAGCTACTTTATTTCCCAAAAGATAGCTATCGCTGTTATAGGGATCAAGTCAATGAGATTGAGCATGTTGAGCTGATATATAGCTTCTCAGTTAAAGAACCCAACTTGATGGATGCTTACGCTACTCAAGGGAAGCGGGGTGGCAGGAAGAAGTACATCAAGCTGAAAGTATATAAGGATCGAATTGACCAAACGATTTCAAATGAAAAAATTGAGTTTGAGAACGCTGGCACCATTACGATGCAGCAGCCAGGTCAGACTGAAACTCTTAGCAACAGCTTAGGTTTTATTCCTGCTGTAGAAGTCTTTAACCACTTGGATTGTACAGGTGTTTCAACAGGTACTGGTGAGTTTGATTGGATGGCTAATCAAATACTCTTCCATGATGAGCTAGTACGAAATGTACGGAAGAACATGAAGTTCTTTGGTAATCCAACGCTTGTTTCCAGCCGTCCTCGTCATGACATTCTTGAAAGTGGTGATGAGAATTCAATGCGTCCAACCATTAGCTCTCAAGCTGGGTTCTACGCAATGGATCGTCCGAGCACACGAACCAGTCAACCAGGATTTAGTGCTGGATTAGATGGTCAAATCAAAGTTCCACGTGTTATTGCAAACTTAGAGCCAACTGATCGTGTCTCATACATGACTCCCGATGCAGTGAGTGGTGATCAGAATATGTACGTGAAGCAGTACAGGTCTGAAATTCGTTTAGCCCTTGGTGGGGTTGATGACCTTGATTTCAATATGGCGTCATCTGCCTATGAAATGAAATCACTGTACGGAAGATGTGCTGCTACAGCCGAGAAAAAAGCTAAAGCCTTATTCGAATTTGGATTGTGTAAGCTCTTTGCACTAATGATTCAGCACGAAGAGTATCTCTTTGAAGAATCATTTGCCGTTGCCAAAGGTCTTGTAAAACCAGAGCCGCCCTTAGAAGAAGAGTACGATGATCCAGAGCTTTTTCAAGAAGCTGAGAATACTTATGCTCTTGATCTTCAAAAATACACTGTATCAAAGGATAAATTGCTATCTGCTAGTATTGAGTCAGGTGATATACCTAACGGGGTTATTGGTTTAATCCCTGATGGCAGCGACAAAGTCAATTGGCGCTGGACCGGAGAGATTTTCGAAGAAGACTCACAAGGCATTCTTAACAACAGTATTGTCGTTCGAAACCTTCAAGAATTAGGTGTCGATTCTATTGAAGCACTTAAGTATCTCTTCCCAAGCAAAACTGATGAAGAACGCGCTGCCATGCTAACTGGATTTCCATTCAGGATGGTCCAGCAATCACAACAGGCTTTCAATACATTCGTTTCGATGATTGGCCAGTTATATCAACTGCCTCATCCACAAATACCCAATCAGCCTTTAGCAGCTGATCCGAATCTTGATATCACAGGGTTCCTATATAGATCACTCGATTTTTTACGCAAGGAGTTAAGTTACAGTGGAAAGTACAAGCCCAATGATGGCGAGCGGAGCACAAGCAAGCTCAGCGACGCCGACCGTAAGCGCTCCGAGCTTGGTCTCCCAACCAGGGATGAGCGCCCCGTCCAGCTACCAGGCAGCCCCTCAGGCAGCTCCACAGGCACCAATGGGTTACCAGCCAACGGCGGCCCCGCAGGCTTCGGCGGCCCCGGCAGCAGCAGCGAATCCTTGGCAGGAGGCGTTCCAGGCACTCAGCGCAAGCCTGAATACGCCTCAAGCGTCCCCGGCCCAGGCGTCGTACTCGGCATATCAGACTCCGACAACTCAGGCCAGTACCCAGGCAACTTGGGGTTCACAGCCCCAGCAATGGGACCAGCAGGCTCAGCAGACATACGCTCAGCCAGCTTCAACCCAGGCTTATTCGGCCCAGGAGCTCAATCAAATCCAGCACTTGGTGGCTCAGCAGCAGTATCAGCAACAGGCAGCGGCTCAGGCTCAGTACCTAAGTCAAGGAGCAAGCGAGGCAAGTGATTCTTACCTAAGCCAAATCTCTGATGTCAGTCTTGAGGTTCTAGAGCATTTCGGTGCTGAAGCCCCTGGCTTGCTGAACAACTATGCATGTGCAGTAGAAGACGCACTCATTGAGCAGGTTGGCCGGAACAGCACCATGGATCTGATGCTCGATGCAGCATCCGAAGAGCGTTCAGCAATGAACATCATGCTCACCAATCCAGAAGTGCTCTCTGACTACGTGCTTGGCTTCTTCGGTCCTGAAGGTCCTTATCCAACACCTTCTTCCTCCGAGCAAGCTCAGATCAATGAGTACCTTGCACGTGAGCAGTTTGCTCAAGAGATCGCTCATCAGGAAGAGCGTGGTGTACCACAGAACTTCCAACGTCCAGTAATGGATATGCCTACACCTGGTCGTCAGGAAAGCGCTACCAATTCCTTCTGGGGTGACTTCAGTTCACTGATGGATAACAACCCAGAGAATGCTTGGCAGTATCTCTCCGGTGCTCCAGCTCAGGCGTTCCAAAGCAAGATGCTTGTTCAGGACTACTGATCAATAAAGCATGAGGGTTTCTTATTAAAGGGAACCCTCTTTTGTTTAAATACAACTAATTCTTGTTAAAGCATTACTTATTACAATAGGACTATATAGAGTTAATTTAAAATGGCTTTCAACATCTCCCGCCTACCTAACGAAGAATCTTCATATGCCAGACAGGCTTTGACAAATTCGAATTTTGTCAACGGTAACGGTGCTATGAACCCAGTTAATACTGGGATGTTCAATGCAAATGATGGTAGTGGCTACACTAAATTTGGTAACCCCCAAGAAGATATTGTTAGGCAGCAAAGAGAAACTGATATTCAGCAGAATGCGATCTCTTCCGCATCTCAGCGATCAGCGGCTGCTATTCAGGGTGTTGACATGGAGATGACAAGACAATCTGATTCTGACTTTAAAGCTCAGATGGGCTTAAATGCTAAGTTGGCTAATATCATTGAGACTCTGCCTAGTAAAGGTGCAGCAACAAAAGAATTTGCTAACCCACAATTGTTTAATAAAAGACTTGAGGATGTGAATATTACTCGTCTCATGAACGCTAAGTCGATGGGTTGATCAAACCTTTCTTTGTTCAATATTTACTACAATTAGAGAACATGTAGTGGATTATTATTGTGCGTTTAGCAGGCGATTGTGCATGTGATAATCCAGAGGTTTTTCAAACTATCTGGAAACACCTCAAGAGTGATGGTGTGCCTGATCAGGCTGCCAATCAAATGGCAGCAGAGATGCTTACACATGGCGAAGACTTTGAAAGTAGCGTAGCAAAGTATCAACAGTACGAAGATAACTATAAGTCAAAAGGTTTTAATGAGCACGCTGCTCAAGCAATGGCAGTAGAAGCACTAGAAGGAAGAGAAGAAGAGCCTTCGGTATCAATTAGATTCGCAAGACTTCGCGGTTAATGTTGACTTAGCTAGAATTTACAGCTATAGTTAATACATAGGCAAGCGTATTATATGTCATCAATCAAGCTTTCAGGAGATTCTGTTCGTTCATATTTAAGAGACATTGGTAGAATTCCACTCTTGGAGCATGAAGAAGAGATTCTTCTTGGACGACAGGTCCAACGGTTAATGGAGATCAAAGAAATTGAAGACGAAATGGAAGTTAAGAGCCAAGATGATTTGGCTGGGATTCTTGGTATCTCTACTCTTGACTTGAAGCGTCAGTTAAGAGCAGGAACTAAAGCTAAAGACAAGATGGTCACAGCAAACTTGCGTTTGGTTGTGAGTGTTGCCAAGAAATATACTAAACGCAATATGGAGTTGTTAGATATCATTCAAGAGGGAACAATTGGTTTAGTACGTGGTGTTGAAAAGTTTGACCCTAGCCGTGGCTATAAGTTTAGTACCTATGCTTATTGGTGGATCCGTCAAGGCATCACGCGGGCCATTGCGGAGAAATCGCGGGCAATACGCCTACCAATTCACGTTACAGAAAACCTCAACAAGCTTAAGAAAGCTCAACGTGAGCTAAGTCAGATCAATGGGGAAATGCCTACAGTATTTCAACTGGCTGATTATCTAGATTCTTCTGTAGATGAAATCAAAGATCTAATGTGTAAGGCACGTCAACCTACGTCACTTGAGATAAAGATAGGAGAGAACAGGGATACTGCTTTGATCGACCTGCTTGAGGATGAGACACAGCTTCCCGAAATGTTATTAGATCGACAAGCTGTTAAAGAAAATATCCGCGACATCATTGATGAGTTGCCTGAGATGCAATCAGCTGTTATTAGAATGCGTTACGGGATTGGCGAGGAAGTACTTGAGCCAATGTCCATGACTGCTATCGGTCAAGTCCTTAACATGAGTAGAGACCGTGTACGGACTCTAGAGAATAAAGCGCTGCGTTATATCCGCGAATGCCCTGATAGTCTGGTGGAGTATCTTTAATACAATAGAAGAAATAGCACTAATGGCCAATGAGTGTCACTAAAGAAATAAATAATAACTATATTGTTTACGGTGCAAGTGATTACACTTCCAGCAAAGGTAACGCAGCTAGTAAGCAGCTGAACTATGCTGCAGGTGCATCAATCACTAAGCCTGATACACAGACTATTAGTGTGATTCCGCACACGTTTAAATATCAGGATAGTGTCGGCTTGATGGGAGCTGAGAATTACTTTGTCAAAGTACAGCTAACTATTGTTGGAGATATTGTGCGATCGTGCTTTGAGGAAGAGTTCTTCTCTTGCGCCAATATCAAGGGGGGACAAGATCTGGACTCTAACTACACTCGTGCTGAATTTGATTTTGGCACTTTTCCCACGGTTAATACCTATGAGGAAGCTATTGGCGCTGAAGATCGTCTTCCGTTCTTGCCTGGAGGCCGAGGTTTTCTAAGTGTTCAGTTAGATAATCTTAAAACAGGCAATGCTTACATCGATAAGGATTTAGAGATCTGCCTGTATACAGCTGATCGCGAAGAGCATCCTTATGACAAGATGTATGTTCAAGCCAATGATCATTTTTATATTGGCTTCCACGCACGAAATACAAAAAGAGTAAGTTTCGATGCTGAATGTACTATTGGAACTGAGCTTCGATCTTACGATTCGATCACTGACAAACGTCTTGTCATGAGAAAGCTCAATTCGGGCTCTTATTAATCTGAAGTTTCTTCTGTCTCTTCAGTTGGTTCCGGTTCAGGTGCTGGCTCTACTGATACAACCCGAAAGCCGGATTGAGGGCTATCGCAAACATTAGGATCAGCAGAGGATGCTGTACAGGTAACGCCTACGTTACCTTTTCCCAGCTTCACCTTTACAGACTTAAGCGATGTTTTGCCAACGAACGTCCCTTCACCGGTCAATGTCCACTGGTAACTCAGTGTCTCAGTTTCTATATCTGTTGCGTTTCCAGTAGTCTCAACATTAAATGTACATGTATCGCCTTCCTTTCCTGACGATGGGCCACTGACGATAACCTCTCCGATATCTTTTTTGAAAGGCCTCTCAGCAGCACCAGGAGGAATCACTGTCATGATTTTCCCGCCACTGATTCTAGGGAACAGGTAATGCTCAATGATTTGCTTGTCTTCTGTAAATAAAGCAGCTCTGGAAACACCATTGCAGATGTAGAAGTTAAAGTTAAACCGACCATCATGGTCAATGCGTACTGTTGAAAGAGAGCTTGCATCAACAGCTAGTAGAACTGAATTCCCATTGACAGTTACTTTAAATAGTGCACAGGATACGTACTGAACTTGTCCTGCATTAACTGCCCACCATTTTTTCATCTTAGTTTCACTTCCACGCTTCGGAAGTTGAAGTTGCATTTCTTTCCCAGTATGCTTTTTAACTTCTTTGAAACCCTTCAGCACAAGACTATCAGCCATCAGATTTACGTATTACTTTCTTCTATTTTAGTCCATTTAAGATTGTCTATTTTGTTATCTAGTTTGTCTCCGTTTATATGTGCAATCTTACTGCTTGACTTAGTTTTGCCCAAAGGAGTTGGAGGTGATTCTAAAAACGCTAGAGCAACTAGTTTGTGCACAGCAACCGTGATTGTTTGTTTGCGTCCAATCCGTTGAGTAAGATTTACTTGGCGATATCCATTTTTGTTTACTCGTTGCTTCAGGATACGCTCTACAACTCCTTTTGTGCTTTTGATTTCGCCAAGGCAATTTATGTAGTACTCAATGCAACATTCAAATCCTGGCAGTGAATGTACTGGCTTCCATACGCTGTCATCTATAAATTCCATTACCACAATATTTTGGGGTCTACTTTATAAATACTAGCAATTAATACTAATATCTAACTATGTGGCTAAGTCGAAGTCACTTATATAACTATTAGTTTGGAGTTACGATCCTATGTGGATTGATAATGACTTTCCCAAACTTCTTGGTGCAGAACTTTACCGTCCTCATCCTGCCTACATCATTGAGATGGCAGTTGAGCCAGTAGTCGTACACGATTTCTCAAAGCAGCCCGGCCAGACCGTACAGCTTGATCGTTACCGCTTCTGGGGTAAGCCTGGTACTAAGGAGTCCCGTGAGCGTACAGCCGATCAAACCCTCGGTACCGCTTCAGCTCGCAACATTGTCAAGGACAAGGTGCTTGTCACTCTGCGTGAGTACACCGGCCCAGCCGATACTCGCGACAGTGCACAGCCTTCAACCTTCAAGGTTGCTCGCGAAACCCTGATCACTGCTCAGCGTCTGCTGCTTGATACAGGCAACCTCAACGTCTTCCATCAGTCGATTGGAAGCTTGACCCTTTTGGATGATTACCGCCGTTGGCGTGATCGCGTGTTTGCCAACGAACTGCTTAAAGCAGAAGCAACTGGTCAAGCATCTAAAGAGCAAGGTGGCTACTACCTTCCCGGTGGTAAAGCCAAAGGCGGTTCAGGTGGCACCTTGGGTGTTACTTACGCCGCTGGTGAGTCAGCCAAGTTTGATATCACCACTGACCTTCTCGAAGTTGTTAAGGACATGCGTAAGCGCAACGTCCCTACCTTCGCTGACGGTTACTACCGCTGCATCGTGGACCCCACGGCAATGATGCACCTGCGCCAAAACAACGACTTCCGCGAGATTGCTCGTTATCCCGGCACAGGCATGATCAACCCCATGCAGCCCAACCAGGCACCCAATGCAAATTTCTACCAAGGAATGGGTCCTGCTTACGGTCAAGCCGGCTTTGTTGCTGGTCAGCCCGTAATGCCTACAGGCTTCCTCTTTGAGGGTGTCCGTTGGTTTGAGTCCACCAACCTGCCCGAAACTACATACAACCTTGTGGTTACTGACGAAAACAGCAGTGCCGCTGATTACAGCGCTAGCCAGCTGATCTTCTTCGGCCCTCAAGCTGTCGGTGTCGGCATCGGTGGTAATAACGCTCAGATTCTTCTAAATAACAATGATGACTTCTCACGATTCATCATCATGATTTGGAGTCTGTTCGCCGGTTTTGAAACCCTGAATAAGGATTTCATCACGGTTGGTTACTCTTTCGTATATTGATAGGAGCTAACTAATCATGACTGTAATTTTTCCAGGTAACTATGTCGCACAACTGAACGCATATCGCGATCAGGGTGTTGTGGCCCTCCCCGGTGTTGAGTTCTACCGTCTCGTCGGTGCTGTTGTACTTAACCCTGATACTGATAGTGTCACTACAGCTGCTGGTGTTCTGAATGCTGGTGATTACCAGCCTCAGATCCTGTCTCCAGACCTTCGTCAGGATGACAAGCCACGTAAGGATAAGCTTATGGTTATCCCTAAGAACGCTGTTGTTTATCGCACCGCTATTTCCGCTCCTGGCGTGAAAGCGAATGCTGCTGCTGACACGATTGTTGTCAAAACTCTCGGTTCAAATGCTCCTACAAGTGGAACATTGACTGCTGGTTCTGATAAGTTCTTCCCAGAAGACGGTGTGTCTTCTGCACTTAAGAACATTGTTGACGGTACTGCAATCAGTACTTCAGCTGCAACCAACGTTGAAATCACAACTTCAGCTGCATTCACTGCAGAATTGAAGGATACCGCTGGTGCAGGTCGTAATGCTCCTTCAGCAATTATTGTTGAAGTCTGCTTCTATGTCCCTGCTGCTGCTCCTGGCTACGACGATGTCAACATCCCTTATGCTGTTGAAGCTGGTCAAGGTACTTGATCACTTTTAACAAGTAATTTCAAGAGGTCCTTCGGGGCCTCTTTTTTATATGCCTATAATGTTGGAGTGTAGTAAGTATAGTAATGAGTAACTTATTTCAGGATCAGAAAACAGGAAAGCTTGTCGAGTTTATCAATAAGCATGATAAAGAATTTGCAATGGTTCGGGATGCAGGAGGACAAATTACTTACGTAAATTTAGAACAGCTTGTACCTTATGACCGTGAGAAAGGTCGTTTAGCAAAAGTTGCAGCTCCCCAAATCGCATTAGAGCCGGAAGAGCAACTTCCAACAACAGTTGTGCCTATTGAAGATTCACGACTTAATTTGAATACAGCACCAGCAGAACAGATTGCCAAACGTCTACCAGGCGTAGGTTATGCAACAGCCAAGCGCATTGTTGAGCTGCGCATGTCATTGAGTGGTGAGCGTTTTGCCAATCTTAAACAGTTGGAAAATATTCCTCGTGTTAATTGGGAACAGCTAATTGATGAGGACTTAATCTTTATTAGTTAAAATATAAGTAAACAGGCTTAATGATAATGGACCCACGTATTCAACAAGTACTCTTGGCCCAAGCTGCACAAGAAGCGGAAGAGGGTCCACGTCTAAGCGATATGGTTGCATTAGGCGTTGGTGGCGGCGCTGCCCTAGGTGCCTTAACTGGAACTTTGCCACATGTAATTGGCAGAGGCGTTGGACATTTGCGTGGAACTAACAGCAGAATTAAGCCTGGCTTGCGAATGGCTGGTGGAATTGTTGGAGCACTTCTAGGTGGAGGGCTTGGTGCAGCTGCTCAACAGCAAATGGCAAATGAAGCTGGTCCTGCTGGAGCATTGCTAGCCAAGATTCAATCGCAGGGTGGCTTGATGCCAGGTGACGAGGCAAGGCTGGAATCAGTTCTCCGTGATGCTTATTCACAACAGGGGTTAATCGGCTGATGGAATTAGATGATCTACTTAAATCAAAAGCAAGGTTCCACCTAGGGATCAATGCAGGTGCTCAAATTCCAGCTGGTGATAGAGCACGACTTGAAGAAGCAATGGCTCTCATCCCAGATGAGTACTGGTATAACCAAATCGTTAACCATATTCGTAGGTGCGATACAGCATGGGAGAACAGTGAGTACTTCCCAGCGGACTCCAGTGGTTCACCTAATTACAGTCGTTTAGAGCAGATTGCTGGTGATGTCCAACGGACTATTGCTACATCAGATCCGCTTAAAGGTGATGAGTTTTTTAGAGAGATTTATCTACGAGAAGTAGATCGTTTGGCTGAAACATTATACGTTGCTAATTATCGTAGACCTGAAGTAAGGCGGTATTTATTTGATCGTTCAGGTTCAGAATTTATTATGGCAGTACCTGGACCAGCAGACACTGCGGTAGGAACCAGAATTATGCTAAATAATATGTGGCGTTAACTGTAGAATAAGGAAAGGAATAATTAGAAAATTATGGCAACTCAAAAAATTACGATGGGTCGCGGTAGAAATACTGATTACGAATCCCAAAAAGCTGCAGCAATCGCTCAGGCTGGAATGGGTGGTGACTATATGTGGGGCCTTCAGTCTGGTATGCAACAGGTCTACAGAGGTGGCACCGGTCAAGCATCTAAAGCCTCACGTAATCCACAATATGGGAACGTAAATATTATGACAGGAGATGCTCTGGATGGTGCTTATGGGAACTTTAAGCCGCTGATGGATTCAGCCGGTAATCAAGTAACAGAAGAGCCCCGTAATCAAACAGGCTATTTAGCTGGCCAATACTCCCAAACTGTGCAGCCACAGATTGATTCTGAAATTGCAGGTCAGCAAGCTGCTGAACGAGTTCAAATGATGGCTCAAGGTCATCAATATTTGGGACTCAACGACCGCTCACAAATGTACCGGGTTTAATTATGGCTAATGATTTAAAGCGTAAGCGTCGCGAAGAATTAGGCGACACGCCTTTGGGTGAAAGGATTCTTTCAAATGATTCGACAAGTGGTATCCCATCACAGCCCATGCCAGGAATGCCACAAGGTCCGGGCAACATGATGAATAACCCACAAGTTCCGAAGTCGATGGGTGGTGGAATGCCGCAGCCTGGGAGATTAGATCCAAAAAATCCTCAGTCGCCTTATGGTGATGGTGTTTTTTCACCTGATCAGTACGCCCAAACAGGAACACCTGGCTTCGCCGACAGAACTGAACAGTACCAATTTTATGTTCCTGGAAGGGTTTTGAATGCGGAAGCATATAACACTGTTGCTCAGCCAAAAGATGACACTATGCTGCGGCTAGACGGCATAGGTATTTCTCAAGAAGCAGTTAGTCGTGCTCAAAAAGCGTATGCTTCATCAGGCGATCCCACTCCCTCATATCAAATTACAGCTATGGGACCGGGTGGAACAAATATGGAAGAAGTAATTAATGGTAGTCCACTTATGGCTGGTCAAATGTCTGGTGAGCTGAGTGGTAATTCTATGAATACTTTGGCAATGGATGGTAACACTACTCAGAGCATGCCTAAGGGTGATCCTGCTTCTCTGTTTTCAGGGAATTCCGGTAGCTTAGGAATGAGCACAGGCCGTGGCGGCGGTCGCAATCAACTCGCATAAGGTAAATAACAATGGCTTCAACTTCTACTAACAAACAACCTCTTCTTGTAGATCGTGTATTGCACGAAGTGGTTGATCTTGCAGGCGCAACTGTCGCTGAAAATGCTGGTGTAGACATCGCTGGTACTAACAATGCTTCAATTGTGATTGACAGCACAACTGCTGACGGCTGCATTATTGAGGATATTTACTCAATTGCCAGGACGATTTCAACTGGTTACAAGATTAACTTGTACCTCAGTTCTGCGTCTGACTATCTAAGGCAGCAACAGGCAGTATTTGTTGCGACTCTCACTGCTGGAACAACCGTTGGCGCTCGAACTCACATTACGGCTTTGCCTTACATTTTGGCACCAGTCCCTCAGACAGCCAATTCAGGCACAGATGCAATCAGATTTAAGGCACTTTATGTTCCTAAAGGTAAAGCATTATGGGCTGCAGTAGAGCAACAGTCAGCTAGTGATACAGCAACAGCTGCTCCGTTACTCGGTGTACAAGGCGGCTGGTATTAATGCCTAAAAAGCAGAATGGCTTTGGTAAATCTAAGTCTTTTGCTTTTAAAGGGTTAGGTTCAATTGATGTGGGCAAAAAGCCAGCAAAAGCTGGACTTGCCCCATCCGTAAGAAAGTTTGGTACAACTGTACAGAAGTCAATTATTCAAAAATATAACTTTAATTCAAAGTGGGTGAAGTGGAGAAAAGGTTATGAGTATTACAACCAAGCGGCTTGGTATGAATTAGAGACTTACGATCCTTTGTCTCAGTTGTACTCCAGAGCACAGCTAGAATCCAAACTTTATCAAGGTACTGCAAACGAGGTAAATGCTCTCTTTGAAGGATTTAAGTTTGCAACTAATGGTTCTGATAGCAACAACCACTATGTAATGAAGCGCACTTGTACTTCAAGTGTTGACATAGGAACCATCGGCAGTGTTGATAATGATCCGTATCAGTTCAATACTAACCGTCTAAATCGTGAGATCTGGTGTAATTTTACAAGTGGTCCTAACTATCAAATGCTGCTTGAGATGATAGGGGAACGTATTGATGATAGTGAGACCGAAGCGACCATTTCATACTTACTTACGTCGGATAAATACCCTGCCATTTACCTAGGTAAATCTGAAGAACCTACGACGGCTGTCACTGTATCTATTCCAATCACAGATCTTGTGTATCAGTCAGGAGTAAGCCCCATTCAAGACTTCAGAGTTTTGTTGGGTCAAATTGTTTATATACCGACCTTCTTCGTGAGTCAAGCCAAAAGCTCTATCGATTCTCTTACGTGGACGGATGAGATTGATTTCTTCTATGTTGACTTAGAGGATTCAGCACAAGGTCAAGATCTAGAGATTTTAAATCGTGCATCTACCGACCTGCCACCATCTTTGTTTGACATTACTACACTGCCAAATACTGTTAGTACTTCAAATGCTTCATATACTATAAACGGCAGATTTAAATTTAACAAGGCTGATTATCAACGCTTTTTCGGCAAGAAGTATCTCACTGCTGATCTTGTAGATAGTAATACAGATAAAGCATCATATTCAGTTATGCCATTTGCAATCTTAGGAGTGGAAGTTCAAGGAGGCAACCTTATCTTGAAATCAGTCCCTGCTCGTACTCAACTCAAACTCACATCAGATCCTAATAACGGAACAATTATTTTTACTGACTACAGTTTCACTAAAACTAATTTAGATACTTATAGTGGTCAGTACTATCACGTAGACGATATAGGCGAAGAGCCATGGAAGCTATTAGATACTGATATTGATCCTTGGATGGACGAGGTGTTTACAAAGGGCGGTGCTCTTAAACCGTCTACTTTGTACGCTTGCAGCTGTCCTAACTATTCTCAGTCAATCCTTAGTTCTCCACAATCAACTGAGGATGCAGGTACTAGAAAGATTAATAGGCAGCGTCGCTACCCTCTCCCAACAGCCATGAGTGCTGATGACTTCGCAATGCAGGGCCGAAATCAAGTAGCTGGTAAGAGTACTTCATGGGAAAAGCGTGAGCATAAAATGGGATATAAAATGTGTAAACATACTGTAGCTGCTAAATTTATTGACAGAATTAAAACTAAAGAGCCAAATGATTATCCGACGATTGACAAAAGAGAGGAGTTTGACGACAAACTAGCGAAAGAAATGAATGAAGTTGCTAACCGTTTTGTTGCTTCTTATAAGCGTGGTGGTATAACTACTTTAGAGCTTATCTTTGCGTTAGGCCAAGGTCTTAACTTAGATGACGTTGAGATGGCCTATGTTATATTCGGCATGAATTACTGATTTAGTTTGTGTGCTGTTTAGAATGTTAATAGCGTTATATATTTTCTATGTTTACTGAAGCTGATTTTGTACTACCTTTAGAAAAAGAGCTTAGGCTTCAAGTTATCAAAACCGAAATTGAAGACTGTACTGATATTAATGCAATCAAAGGACAATTGATTTCTTGCGCTGAGTCCTTGATGAAGTATCAGCATCTATTGACCAAGGCTGTTGAAATTAATCTCATGGGATATCTAGAAGCTTTTGACAACGAGCATATTAGTTAATACGCCGATATCTTTAATTGAAATGGCTAAAATATATAGAGGATTATTATTCTGATATAGGTTTTTACCAATGGCAAAGATTCAATTAAAGAGATCAGTCATATTAGACGGCGGTAATGCCAAAGAGCCTACCGCTTCACAAATGCAGTATGGCGAAATTGCTATTAACTATAACGAGAACGACCCTTCAATTTTTATTAAAGATAGTAGTGATGCCATTGTGCGTATCGCTGGGGTAAATGCTAGAGGTAATATTCCAAGTGACATTCAAGGCTACCCAGATATAACAGATAGTCAGGGGGCAACTCTAGATGCTCGCTATCTCAAGCTTGGATCAGGGATAGGAGCGCAAGTTGTTCAGTCTTCTTCTACAACTGATTTTAATGGTGGACTAAAAGTAAGTGGTGGTTCAACGTATCTGTTAGAGCTTGCAAGCGGTGGAGCTACCAAGCTTGTAGTGCTTCCTACTGGACAAGTAGGCATCGGTGTCACATCACCCACAGCACCCTTGCAGGTCAGTGGTCAAGTTATTGCTAGCAGCTTTTCAGGTACTGGTAGCGCACTAACTTCACTCGATGGAGGAAATATATCGCAAGGCACTATTGATACAGCAAGAATGCCTGCAACATACACGTTAGCCGACAATATCACGATTAAGGCGACAGGTGCTAGTAACGCCTTGGACTTAAAATCGGAACAACATGTAAGAGTAAGAGCACTTAATACAGGCAGTTATATTAAATTTACTGGGAACAATGGGCAAGCGTCATATCGTTTTACCAAAGCCGGCCAAGTAACAATTGAAGGAAAATTAGATTTCGAAAGCCTTACTGCTGACCGGACATTTACCTACCCTAACGTGTCTGGTACGATTGCTCTTATCAGTAGCACAATTGATAATTCAGACAAGCTTGACGGATTGCATGCTGCTAGTTTTATTCGATCTGATGCTTTAACAGAAGTAACTTCAAGTACTGAATGGCAGGATAACCAAAAAGCTATGTTTGGTAACGATGGAGATCTTCAGATCTACCATACTGGAAGCACAGCATTTATTGATAATAATACCGGTAATTTGGTCCTTAGTTGTAATGTAGATGATGATGACGGCGGTAATATTGTTCTTAGAGCTAAGGCAAATGAACAATCAATTGTCTGCAATGACGACGGATCTGTCAAGCTATTTTTTGACAATGATCCTAAGCTGGAAACAAAAGCTCATGGTTCCACAACTACTGGCATTCATAAAAGTGATCAACTCGAATCTACGATCGCAAATGGGACATCTCCTTTAATCGTTGCTAGTTCAACATTAGTAGCCAATTTAAACGCTGATGCCGTTGACGGTGTCCATGCCACTTCATTCCTTAGGTCTGATGTAAGTACAACGTTTAACGCAAATCTTGCTGATTTTAAATTTAATAGTGATGGTGATAGGATCTTAATCAAATTCCAATATAATGCAGCCTCTAAGTGGAATCTGAAACAGAACAATAATGGTCTCGACTTAGATTTTGAAAATGTCGGTACTCATAGTGGTTCTATGAGAATTGATGGTAACTTGATTTGGCATGCAGGGAATGATGGTGCAGGATCTGGCCTAGATGCAGATACTCTCGATGGCAATGATTCAAGCAACTTTATTCGTTCTAATGTTGCTTCTAATATTACCAACACAATGGAGTTCCAAGATAATGTCGAACTACAGTTTGGCAATAGTTCCGATTTTCGAATATTCCATAACAGCAGCTCTAATAATAATATTATTCAAAACTACCGTAATAGTGATGGAAACATTCTTATTAATGGTGACAATACTGCTGGTATTACTCAGACGATGCTTGTTGCTGACTCCAGTACCGCTAGAACTTTTGTACAGCTAAATGAAAACGATGCAATACGTCTAAAAACTACTGATATTGGTGCAACTGTTTACGGTTCACTTACAACAACAGCAAGCCAAGGTACTGCACCTCTTATTGTTACTAGTTCTACTGTAGTTACGAATCTAAATGCAGATCAGTTAGATGGTTTACATGCTGGATCGTTTGTTAGAGGCGACGGGCAAACTTTTGGCAGCGGCTCAGTAGATATAAGAGCAGATGATGTTGATTTTATAGTCAGAGATCTTACAGAACCTAGCGGAAGCAGAAACTATATTTGGCGTGATTTTTCTGCAGGCTTGCTTTATCTTGGCACCACTAATGCTGTTGTGACTCCTAGATCAAATGTTGTACCTTTTACTGATAGCAATTTCACCCTTGGTACAGATACAATGCGGTGGTCGCATTGCTATGTCGATGACCTAACTATCACTAACGGTATTGCTGGAACAGATATCACAACTGGCACGATTAGTGAAGATCGTATTCCTTCAAATATTGAAAAGCAAGCCAATATCGAAATCAAGGCTAACGGCACAGGTAAAGACCTTAAGTTATATGCGTCTGATCATGTCTTTGTTAATGCAGGTATTGATGAACCTGGGGTCATCTATTTCCGTGCTAGTAATGGTGTTTCTTCATATAGGTTCGCAAAATCAGGACAAACAACTATTGAAGGATATTTGAGTTTTGAAAGCCTTACTACTGACCGGACATACACTTTCCCTGATGAATCAGGGACGGTGATGCTTACAACATACCCAGTAGATAACGCTAATAAACTAGATGGCCTTGATTCTACACAATTCCTTAGGAGCGATGTAGCGGCTACAAAGACTGGTAGTACTACTTTTAACGCGGTTGTAAATATTAGAGGGCACTTGGATATTAGTGATGCACAAGAAGTTCGTTTCGGTTCTAGTGATGATTTCACAATGAGCTTCGATGCCAATGGTTGGCTGTATATCAATCAAAAGGCTAGTGGAATTATCTTCCAAGATAATGGCACAAACGTAGTTCGCCTGGAAGATGATGGAACCTTCCGGCCAGAGGTCACAGAAACATGCACTCTCGGTGGGTCAAGCAAGTACTGGGCCAACGCCTATATCAAGAATGTATCCATTTCATCGACATTAAACGTTCGAGGTGCAATTGACTTGGCTGATAACGACATTTTGAGATTTGGCACCGGTGATGACGCTCAGATGGTGCATGATGGCTCACATCTCTATTTAAAGTTATTAGCTGATGACGACTTAATTATTACTGATGAAAATAGTAGCTCACTTGCTGCAGTTAGGGTTGATTCCAGTGCTCGTCGTGTTTATGTTCAAGATAATATTTACGCTGGTTATAATATGGCCGCTTACAATTCCGGGTCAAGTAATGCAATAAGTACTTACGCCAGGGATGCTGCTAACCAGGCCGAAAATGAATGGACTTCCTATACGCAAATCGCTGCTGATTGGCGTGGCAAAACAAATGAAAGTACTAATGAAAGTACACATCATTTTATTTCTGCTGTAAAAGACCAAGCGGGTAATACTGCTATTGTTCACAAACTCGATGTTAGCGGATCGCATTGGGGCTTAGGAAGTATGTATGCAGGCCGGACGCAAAGTACTACCACCGCTACAGCTACAAATTACTATGGGCGTACTGGTAATGGCTATGGATTTCATTGTTATAACGGTAACCCCACAGCGAGTGGCTTGCTGTATTCAACTAACTATCGCGCTTATGCGAGATTGACTGCAGTATTTGAGGATGCAGATGATAGAAAAGCTTTGTATGGGATCAAATCAGATACTGATGGCACTATTGATTACGATCAAGATCAATATTTAGCCTGTTCTGCAATGGGCCGTTTTGATGTAAAAGGTGGTATTCGATCTGGCCGTGTTGAATCAGATGAAGCAACCCCTAATCAGGTTTATGCGCCAGTAGGCTGGGGTGGTGGTATTGGCATATTATCGTACGGAGGCAATAGTAATTCTTACACTGCAATTTCCGGACGCTCTACATCTAATAGTGATTATGTTCTTCGTGTCCGTGTTAACCAAGCTGCTGATAAAGTACGAATTCAATCAAACGGTCAATGTTATACAGATGGAGCTTGGAACAATGTCCCTGCTGACTATGCAGAATATTTTGAGTGGGAAGATGGTAACGTTAATGATGAAGACAGAAGGGGTGTGACTGTAGTCTTACTTCAAGATGGCAAAATTCGTGCTGCAACAGCGGAAGACGATAGTGAAAGTATTATTGGCGTTATTTCAGCTTATCCAGCATTTGTTGGTGATGCAGCGGAATTATCTTGGCATGGAATGTATGAGAAAGATTCTTTTGGTAAACCTGTTGAAGAAAACGAGTTATGGTTGATTTGGAACAAAGAATATAAAGATGGAGTACCTATCAACCAGCCAATTGCAAGTGATCCAAATAGCTGGGGGGCTTGTGAAGGCTTTCCTTTGTCAGATCTTCCACGTATTGAAAAAGCCATGGCTGATGGAATACAGACAGGTATTCCACGTTGGGCAATTGATCAAAATTGCGTTGTCAATAAGCCAAAGCAAATTGTATCAAGTGCTTATGATCCAAGCAAAGTCTATATTCCAAGATCAGAACGTAAGGAATGGGATACTGTTGGTTTAATTGGAAAATTACCAGTAGTTAAAGGTTCTCCTATAGGTTCTAGGTGGATTAAGATGGGTGAGTTGTCCGATACCTTAGACCGCTACTTTGTTCGGTAATACCTGATATTCGGTTGGCAGCATTAATTACACCGGTTTTCACCTCTTTGCTGCCTCTCTTTACTATTTAATCTTTGCTAGATTAAAGCTTGAATAATTCATTCATATGCCTTGTAAAAAATCAGAACTAGCCAGTGCCATTAATAGCTTTGCTGCAGCAAGAACAACCGGCGACGGTAATCTTCAGAAGATGGCAGCTCATGTTCTTGAGCAGCTGATTGATACGCTTCAGTTTTCTAATGAAGATGCAACAGAGGTTAGTGAGACAGAAGTTGTCGAAGGTGACTAATTAGCAGATAGCTTAATTTCAGCGGCTCTCCTTCGGATTAATCCGGGGAGAGGCCCGTTCGGCCCATTCACCCATTTAGGGAATTCCTGTTGAAAGCACAGTGCTTTGTTCTCGCCGTCATTTATGCGTCGAGTGAAAGTGCTGTTTTCTAGTGCGCTACTACCTACGTTAAATGCAAAGCTGACAATTGCATCAAACTCATGTTGAGTAAGGACAGGCAGAATAATTTTGACAACCTGCTCTTCGAACCACATAAGGTCTTTACGTAATAGCTCCTCCGCATCATCTTTGGTGATGACTTGACCCTCAAACACATGCTGAGTGTGGCCATATCCAATCGAGAGTATCGAGCTAGCGCAATAGTACGCTTCAAGCTCTAAGCCCTCAAAGGACTTAATAAGGTCAATTCCTGCTTGTGATGTGCGGGAAGGCTCAGAAACATGAGCTCCCGCCTTTACTTTTTTGCGCTCGGATCACTTACATCCATATACCAACCGGTGCCTTCTCCTTCAACAGTCCAACGTGGGTTAAAGTTTTTGTAGCTGTACTTTATACCTGCACCATCTAAATTAGCTGTGTATCCTCCACTGCGAAGTGAGGCTTCTCCATTTGGATCATTTACAATCCATGTTTCATTCTCATCGTCGTATCCAATAATTACTGAATAGTGGCCTCCACCTGAAGGCGAACTGACTGGTCCTTCAAACAACCAGCCCACTGCTACAGGTCTTCCTGAATCAATAGCATCTTTCAATGTTTGAGTTGTACCATCAAATTTAAACTCTGCGTCAAGACCAAGTGACTTCAAAGTTTTAACTTGTGCTTGTGCATCTGTTGTATCACCATATTGCTTACGGATCGCGTTGTAATCGTCATCGTTATCAATCTTTCCGTAGTACATGGCGACCATGGCCATGCTGCTTGAGAAGCATTCTCTAAATCCCGTTCCAGAAGAATTATCGTTTTGACTTTGAAATGGCACACTTAATATGGTGCTGCTTGTAACCTCAAGCTTGTCACGGTAAGTCTTAACCCAAGCATGTTCATTATCTTTCAATATATCCCTCATTTGCCCATACAGTATCCGAATACCTTCCTTCTGTTGAGCTTCTGAGTTGTAATACTTGAAAAAGTTTTCAAACTCTTTAAACGATAGATTAGCCATTTTATATTTCTATTCTTAAGCATTCTAACCACTACAATATAATAAATGAGTCTTTATTATGACACCCGAAGAACGTACTACCTTCTGGAAAGCTGTAGAAAGTGGAGAAAGCCCCTTATTGTCTGTACTTCACAACTTAGTGGAAAAGTGGGGATTACCTGCAATTATTATGTGCTTAGGTGATATTTCTAATGTCTTATCCGAAGACGCAGAAACAGCACCACTTAGCCCAAATCAGCGTGGGTTAATTTTAGGTGCTTGTGCACAAGTGTGTGCTCTAAGTGATCAAATGCATGCTGAGATGGATTTTCTTACCCTTACAGACAATGGATAAACACGAGAGAGACAATTGGGTCAAAGTTAAAGAAGCACTTGAAAAAGCTAATAAAACTGATTGTTACTTTTACAAACGTGCAGTTGCAATTATTGCAGGGAAACCGGACCCATTACAATAAATATAGAGTTTAAAAATATTAATATGGCTGGACAAACTGCGGCAAAATCTAAAGCCAAAGCTCCTGCTAAAAGCAAAAAGAAAGGCGCTATGAAAGGCATGACCGTTAAAGGCGGCCATAAACTTTCAGTTAAACAAGGTGCAGGCCTTACTGAAAAAGGGCGAAAAGCGATCAACCGAAAAACAGGATCAAACCTCAAGGCACCTGCACCTAATGGTAAGCCTGGAACAAAAGCAGGTGCACGTAAGAAATCATTCTGCGCTAGATCACGTGGTTGGACAGGTGAGCGTGGTAAAGCAGCACGAGCGAGGTGGAAATGCTAATTCGTATGGCAGGTCAAGCATTAAAACCAATGGTAAATACAGGTGAAGGTTGTGCATCTAAGCCTGAAACTTATCCAGCAAAACCCCGTGGTGGAACAAGCCATGGCCCACAACTACTAGGTCAAAAGTATGTCTAAACTAGCAAAGAAACCCGTAAAACCTAAAGGCAATTGCGGCTGTAAGCACAGTAAAGGTAAAAAGTAATGGCTGACGGAACTGCTAAAAAGAAAGATCCAGCAAAGTGGGCAGCTGCTAAATCAAGAGCTAAAGCCAAGATGGGTGGCAAGCACAGTGCTCGTGCGATGCAACTGGCAACTAAATACTACAAAGATAGTGGCGGTAGTTATGCAGGTAAAAAACCTACTTCTAAAACTAATAAGCTCAAGAAATGGGGCAAAGAGAAATGGCAAACTAAAGATGGTGCTGGTGACAAAGCCAAGCAGTCTGATGGTTCGACTAAACGATATCTTCCTAAAAAGGCTTGGAGTAAATTAACGCCGAAACAGAAAGCCGCAACAGATGCTAAAAAACGAGCAGCATCTAAGAGTGGGCAGAAAGTGACACCCAACACGAAAGCTGCAAAATCTGCAGGCAAATCAGCTAGAAATGCTAAGTAAAAGCTTAGTTAAAATAATAGTAATGTAACTGCTTATGATTGATGATTAATAATGCAAACAAAGCCTTAGGTTATGCGGAAGTTTATTACAACTATAGAACTGAAAAGTTCTTCACAGATGCTGTCGGTAGTCAATTTTTAGAACTGGATATTACTTTTGCAGGTGGCGGTAGTTCTGGTGTTAATAGCATAACCGCAGGTAATGGAATTTCTGTAGATCCAACGACAGGCAATGTCACAATTACTGCTGATCCAGAGTCAAGCACTCTTGATGACGTTACCGGAAGAGGATCAACTACTACCAATGATATTAGTATTGGAAGGCTGACAGCATCTAAAATAGGACTGCCTTCTCTCAGTGCACTTCCAACTACTAATTTAAACTTTGGCGATCTTTGTGCATTAACAAGTGATAACCGCCCATATTTTTACGATGGAAGTAATTGGCGAAAGCTTTATCTAGTTGACGTACCTCCAGCAGCAGGAGATCCTGATACTGACTGGGATCAGGTCATTTTGCGACTCACATTCGATACGAACCTTGCGGACCAATCAGATAATAGCTACAATGCAGCATTTGACGCCAACTACATATCCCGTGTTGGAAGCCCTAAAAAGTTTGGCACCCATTCGGCAAAATTAGAGCAAGGTAGACTCTCTTATAGCTCCGTACCTAATTTTCTTACTAGTGCATTTACTATAGAATTTTGGCTATATCTTGATACTCATGTCAGTGGTTCTAGCAACACGCATACTGTAAGTTTATTTGAATACGGCAGTACACGTTTTCAGTATGTGGCAACAAATGGAAGTAATACAGTAACTTTTAGGTTCACCGATTCTGATGGCACACAATCTTTTGGGAATTTTTCCTTTAGTACACAAACTTGGCGTCACATTGTATTTTCAAGGAATGCAACTTCTGGTGTAATAACATTTTACATAGATGGGACAGCAAAAGGAACAGTAAGTGGTAATAATATTTCTAGCACAACTTCTAGTTCTATGTCGTTTGGAGACGCTTTCCGGAATGATTATTTTATCGACGATGTAAGAATCTCTAGTTTTGAGCGGTATACAACTGGCTTCAATCCTCCAACCGCTGCTTTGCCTACTAGCGATTAGTCCTAAGTTTTTTACTTACAATAAGCGTTAATAAACAACTATGATAAGGCTAGTTGTTAATATAACGTGGCAAATTTTTCTAGTTGGTTTTCACGCTGTCAGGGAGATTGGAAGTCTTACCGTAGATATCTCTCGTTACCTGCTCATAAAGATGATTCATACAACACTGAATTCTCAATCACCGTGAATGACGATAAAGTTAATATCACATGGAATGGTGATGTTAGTTCGGGCGACATGAATCTTACAATCGACGGTGACGTGCTACACCGTGATATTGGTTACTTCAGTGATGAGCCCAACGACAGCAAGCTGACACTGCTTGACGAAGATACGGTCGTATTACATAGCGCATATGACGGTATGGAATTCCGTGAAGAGATCCGTCTGCTTGATGATGACAATCATCGCCTTCGTCAGACAGTTGGATATCGCAACGGAAAACCTTTTCTAGTCGGCCAGTACTGGGAAGAGCGAAAAGCTGTTAAGGGGTAACCCCTCCAATAGCTAGATGGAAGAGTTATCAATTATGTGGCTGGAAACTACAAAAAACGCCACAACCCAATGCGAAACTCTGACGTAGTTCTTCTTCGAGTTTCTTAATTATATTAGCTAACTGTAGTTAACTATGTGTTTATGGAGCTTAGCGGATTCGAACCGCTGACCCCTTGCATGCCATGCAAGTGCTCTACCAGCTGAGCTAAAGCCCCGTGCTCGCTTTCTTTAGCGCAGGGTGATTCTACCATCCCAGCCCCCTCTAAATCTTCTTTGCTTGACTGGTAGAGGTGCACTGGTAGAGTTCTGGTAGAGCGGTTCAGAATCGCAGGCTATGACTAGCTTGTCATGTAAATGGCATTTTGTGCACACAGTTGCATAAAACAAGTCATAGACTGGGATCTCAACTGTTAAGTGGTAGGGCAAATCAGGTCAAACTGAGACAACTACCGCCAACTTCACCCACTGACTTGGCCTCAATTCTGCTTTTCAGAGTTGATTAGATGCCACGTCAAGTACATCCGGTGGAGGAAATAGCTCCCAAGTGGTCTCAGCTTATGGCTCCTGCAAAAGGACAAATTTATAAAGTCGATCTACCTACCCGTCACGGCAAGTCACGCTCTTTGGCGTTAGAGATTGAAAGCAACTCAAGAAGCTTCCGTCTCCGAGCAAGAGATCACTCACGAGCACGACCAGTAGTTGCTCGTAGTCTTGATCTTCAATGCCCGATAGAGATTACAAGCAAAGAAGATGCACTAAAATACTTGCAAAAATTTCCAGAGAAGTTTTTGCTCTTCCAAGGGGTTTTGGAAGAAATGCAGAATGGCTACTGGATGGGAGAACTTAACGTTAGACATGAGAAGCGTAAGCACATTAATCGCAATTATCCTCACGGAACTTTAGGACATTGCTTGCGTTGGTATATGTCAGAGGAGACAGGATCTGATAATCAAAGAGATAAATATGGAGCAGACGCTTACACGTTGCTAAGAATGGAAAGTAAGAATGGAGAATTCTTTGGCCATATCAATGCAGAAGATCTAGATGAAGACATCGCTGACCAGATGCACTTTGAATGGATAAAGGCAGGCCGTGCTTATACAACCTTAAGAGGAGCATTCGCTCTTCTATCAGCCGCTCTATCAAGAGGTGCCAAGTTTCCTAAGTCAACTGGTGTCAGGCGAGGGCAGTACTGGGGCGCTGTTGACAGCGAAGGCCGAGGCAACCCTATTAACAATGAACGTAAGCGCGTTGATTCGATAATTGCTGATAATCGTTTGAAAGACGAGAACTCACGCCCTCAGCCATTTACACAAGAAGAATGCACAGCGCTAACCAAAGCATTCTTACGTCATGAGCACTTGAAGCCGTACTTCCCGTTATTTGCGTTGTTGCTATCTACAGGCAGTCGCCCAAACGAAGTACTGGCGTTGAGGTGGAGCCACGTTATGGGGCTGTGGAAAGGGCATCAAATTGGCACTCATGTACCTGCTGCACAGAAGTTTGTTCTAGATGGTCAGCCTGTATTTTTCGAGTTTGGAGTTGATAGAAGGAATAGATTACATATTGAACCTGAACAGCGTTTCAAATGCGTCAAGAATGGATGTGAGCATCAGCCTTTGCTGAATTCCTATGTGCCTGAGTTTGAAGACCTGTTCGCCAAAGCAATAAAGGCAGCATTACCACCAGTTCTGGAATGCATGACAAATAGAGACTGGCGTAAAAACTTAGTATTTCAGGGACCAAAGGCAAAAGATGACTTTAGGCTTCCGTTTGATTGGCATAACTTCAGAAGGTACTTTATGCAGGCATGTGCTTATTCAGGTGTTCGTTACCGCAGGCCCTATAACCTTCGGCACACCTATGTCTCATTAATGGTTCATCATGGTCAGTACAGCTGCAAGCAGGTAGCTACTTGGATTGGCGATACAGAAAGCACTACTAGAAGCAAGTACTTAGGTGTAGTCAATTTTCCTCTTATGGATAAGGTAGAAGGCAAGCCCGACCTGAGCACCATGATTAATTCCATGAGTGTTGCTGAAAAGGCTCAGTTGATGGCCCAGCTCGCTAGCTCAATTAGTGTCTGAGATACTCGGCAATCTTCAGCTTGTGACTGCCTCGACCACCAGACTCAGCAAAATCGAGCATCCAAGTTTTGTCGTACCTAATGGTGTGACTACCAAACTGCTGGTAATGCACTCCTTTCATCAATCGACCTGAGTGACGCCACCGCTGCAGAGTCTTACTTGAAACAGCAAGTAGCTGACAGACCTCTGCTGGTCGCAATAATCCTTTAGTCATTTATATATGCAATCATTTGCCCACTAAGACTATAGCTGTTTTGGAGTCGCTGGCAACAAGATAATTCAATACCACGCTTACTACACTACTCTCTATAAACTGCATATATAAATCTCTATAGAGAGGGAATAAGGGGATAAGTTTATAGGGATGAGCGTGGTTAAGTGCAGTTTGCGTGGTTTATAGAATAGGAGTAGTTACTAACATGTTATGGCTATTCTTGAATCAGCAGTATTTTGGATCATCTTGGCGGCAGCTAGTGAAATCATTGCTCTAAGTCCCCTGAAAGACAATTCAATCATTCAGCTTGTATTTCATACATTGAAATCACTTAAGCCAGGAAAAAAGATCTAAACATCCCTGACGATGGTCAGTGGATATTTACGTTTGACACTCTAGGTAATGCTGAACGCTTAAGGCGTTTAATACAGGCACGTAAGTTTTACGCAACTCTTCCTCACAAGCTTGATGCTGCTGAAGAAGAGTGGCTTGCCATGCAGCCTGAAGAAGAACCAACGGTAGAATTTTCAGAAAAAATAAATGGTGAAACCCCATTAGGTGGAGAGATGCGACTCACCTTCAAGCCTAAAAATAATACTCTTTAATAAAGATTCATTGCCTAGTTAGACTAAATTTAAGTTGCTAACAACAACTAAATGGGATACGCAGAAGATTGGGGGGAACTTATGTTCAATCTCCAGTGCCTTAGTAAAGGCTCCGCAAAGCGACAGTTTAGAGAAGACATTCGTTACAGTTTTGGAGGATTATGTGCTTATTGCCGAATAAGAAGAGCTGACACTCTTGATCATTTGAAACCACGCTGCAAAGGTGGAAGTAATTTAAGGTCAAATTTAGTGCCATGTTGCAGACAATGCAATCACTCCAAAGGAAGTGAATTATGGCTATCCTGGTACCAACAACAGTCTTTTTATAATGCTGTTGCACAAGAGCTTATTGAAGAATGGATTGCTAACAAGCGTATTGAATTAGATGATTATGACGAACGAATTGACAATCGAACAGAGGTTTGCCTTACAGCGAGCGCGATATGAAGTAACTCGTATGAGCCGAGGTGCGCTGGAGAAAACCGCTGTACGGTTGCTCAAGTCTCGTATGGAACAAAAGAATGGAGTACAGGAATTGCTAATGGGTAACGGTATTTTATTTAAAGTACAAGAACTTCAGCAAGGAATGCCTGAAATTATTTCTGAAGATACTTTCATTGAACTATTGAAAATGCAGGACGATATGCTCCCTTCTGACATTATGGATGAGGGTTGGGAGATTGACGATATCGATGATGACGGTCTCACTATGATGTGATTTATATTAGACTAATTTTAGTTTAGATATAAATATGGAATACGTAATCATTGGGCCCATTTTGGCACTTCTTGTGAGCATGAAGTTTACTGATTATAAATCTAAGGAAGTGGAAGCTAAGCTCACCGCTTTAGAGAATAAAATTGAAAATGTGGCGAGTGTTATTGAGCAGTCAGAAGCCGATGCACCAAAGAAGACAATGATGATTGTTGCACCTGTTGCAAAAGCAGTTAAAGATCTTCAGTCAGCTATTGGCGTTTGATGCACTTAACTCAGATCTTTAAGCATTACAAAGAGCCACATCAGATTGCTGCAATCAATATGCTTGAAGAGGCTTTGTCTGCTGAATTATTGGAAAGGGATGCAGACTGGATTACTTGCTTCTTTGCAGAACCTGCTCCTAAAGAACCACTTATAATGGTAGAAAAGCCGTGAAATCATAGTGTCTGCTTTTAGGAATGCGCCGATTGATCAACGTCGGTTAAATATGAAAGACAGGCGTGATTTGCGCACTGGCGGCGGTAAGAGCAGCGAAGAGAGAGCTCAGAGTTATTTACGTGCTTACAAAGGGCAAATGGATTACGAAGGTAAACGTCAAGAACGTACAACAACTCAAACACCTGGCACTGGTGGCATGACACAAGGTCTCGGCATTCAGCAAGAAAGGCAGCGTCAGATTGGTGCTGATAAGCAACGAGCTAAGGATCTAAGACCTGATATGGAAGATAACATCTACGATATTTACGATTAATAACCAATAAGCTTTTTATAGCTGGCAGGTGATTGCCATCCAAAATCATCACCGGCCCAATAACGGCCATCTCTGCCACGTTCACCAATGATATACAGACCTCCGTTATTTAACTCAGCTTTTTGAGATAGATCTTGCAACCGTTGATCTCTTTGCCGGATCATTGAATCAACGTGCTGTGCTGCATCAATTCTTCGATCGTTATGAGGAACGTTAGGTCGGAAGAAGTCTTTACGGAAGTGAGTGGTAGCTTGAGGCAGGTTCATACCATCTGTCTCGCCACTAAGTGCTCCTGTGAAGCCAGAAAGGCTTGCGCCTGAGGCAGGGTCGTAATCACCGTTATATTCACGGGCTGCGTGTGGCATTTGAAACCCTGCCATATCGTTAGGGTCACCACCTTTTTCGATGTAAGCAAGACGTCCTTGATCATAAGGACCGCGTCGAGCGTGGGTGTACTGAGCTAATCCTCGGCCTGCACCTGCGTCTACTTCAACAACGTCAGTTTTGCTAAGTGTTGGATCACCGGTTTCAACAATATAATTGCCAGTCAATGCAGATGCAGATGTCCTTGGCATTGGGGTAATGGATCCATTAGACAAATCATTCATCTTGTATGTTGTAAATCCATCATGTAGTGTTTCAACATCTGGTGGAATATTAGGACGACTTACGTTGCTTACAGGTACGGCTTTTTGAGCCATAGGCGTAGGAGGTTGCGGCAGGACTTGCCTTACAGCGTCACTGACTTTCCCATAAATGCCTCCGGCAAACCGGTTAACACTGCCAAGTATATCCATTTAACTGACATAAATACTACTTCTATTGTATGAAAAAAGTGAAAAAGAAGCCTGCGTTAGCAGGCGTCCATAGCATCAAGTAAATTTTGAGCTAAATATGTGCGGCGATATCCGAAATGTGGAAGCATTAAAAGAAGAAAGTTTTTAACTTTAGCTTTAGTGCCTAATCTCCAATCCCATATGGGCTTGTGATGAGCAGCAGTAAGTGGACGACGTTTAATTGTTCCGCCAAACATTTCTTCGAAACGTTCTAGGATATCTAAGTCTGTCATTTTTATATGAACAGAATAGTCGTGCTTAAGCGGACTAAATTTTCTTATATAGCCTTCACCTTCGAATAGGCCAGCAGCCCACTCGATTGACATTCATAATGTACATTGGACTTTATAAGTATAAATAAAATGCCCCTAATATGTGGGGCTTAAACACTACTTAGTGTATGTACGCCCACGGTATACAAAGGTGCCGTGAGTCTCTGCTGGTTCGTGGTGGATTGAATAACGAGTACCGCGATAAACGGTATCGTTGATTTTGGCAAGCTCAAGCTCTTTACGAGCACGCGCCATTTTTTTGCGAGCAGATTCAATGCTCATGACTTGAATGTTAGACATTGGAAACTCCTAATGAGGGGAAATTTCCCGTTCCTTCAGCACTTAACTTGCTTACTTGCGTCTCAACTATATGTTGAGATGAACGTATTACTAGTGTAGCAATTGATCGATTAGCCTGGGAAATCTCTAGGCCTTTCTTCAATTACATCTTTACCACCCGCTTTGCGAGCAGTTGCTTGAAACGAGGCTCGTTTATACCTATTAGCAAAAACATCAGGTAGCCAATAGGTTTCTAGCCAGTTTATTTCAGGGCATAGTTCAAAATGTTTCTCAACTGAATGGTTGAAGATTCCAATTTGAATATACCCATCATGAGTTATACAGCGATCCTTTACTCTGTATATATACAGTGATTTATTGGTCATTCTTACTTTGTGGGTCTATTGAAATCGAATTCAAATACACATCCTTGTAGTGCTGGTTTAATACCCAGCAAGCATTCTTGGTCAAGTTCTCCTTGTCCGGCCCACTTATCTAAAGTAAAGACAACAGCAGAATGAAGCGCTCGTACTGAACGCTCATTCATTGTAAATGTAATTTCAGTCTCTTCCATAGACTTAATTGTATCATTGAAGTATTACTACTGTACAAAATTAAGATAAATGGATATTATAAAAGTAATTCTAGATTTGAATAGGCAGGGATCAAATGTATATCAAAATCTAAATAATGCGTATAATGCTTTAGATCGAGCTGTTGGTGGTCAACTTCCTTATGGAGAAAAAGCCATACAAACAACAAGTGTACGTAAAGCCGGTCCTCAGCCTTTTATAAGTGGAAAAGATAGATTTAGTGAAGCAGATCGAAAGAGTCCAATAACTTCTTATATAAATGAGGTTCCAGACAAAGGATTAATCCCAGTTCCTACAATTAATTCTACAAATGAAGCACTTGTAACAGCTGGTAAATATGCAGCAGGTCCTTTGGGAATGCCATTTAGACCATTAAGAAGTCCAGAAACAAGTCAAAGACTTCAAGAGCAAATTGATGGTGCTTCTGTCAGAGATGGGATGCTAATCCACGGCTTAGGTGAACCTAATTATCAAGAGACACGATTCCCAAGCAACATTCAAGGTGGAGGTATCGTAGGACAATTCATTGGAAGGCCTGGATTAGATAATAAAGTTACTGTGGGAGAACCATATGACACACGAGACATGGCTTGGCATGGAAACAAATTTATCGAAAATATTGGCAAAGTAGATTTAATAAATGCAGGTGAATCTGTAGGAAATATGGCATTTAGAGGGCTAGATGACGTTGGATGGGCTAATAAATACCCAAGGGGGACTGAACAAGAGATCGGAGAACTTAAGCCTGGCCATCCTTACTATCGTGGCGGAATGGCACAGCCACAATACTACAGACAGTAATTAAATTACCTAGCAATAACCAAGTCCCTTCAGCAGCAACGTTTGTTCTATGACGCTGCTCAGCTCTCGCAGATCCTGACAAAACAGCATGCTCTAGTGCAGGCATATCTAATGCAAATAATCCATAAGCAGAGACTGCTGAAACACCTAGACCATACACAGCAAATAGGATTTTTAAAGCATTCATTTTAATTTTGAAGTAGAGAGAGAGTTTAATGTGTATCTTGCCAACTTGATCCAGTATCAGAAGCAGCAGTAATAGGCACACGAAACTTGTAATACTGTCCAGCAATAGGAGCAGCTTTGACAAGTATTTCTGCTACATGATCAGCTTCAGTTGGTACAACAGAGAGTTGAACTTCATCGTGCACATAGGCACAGCGTGTGTAGTCACGGTCGTATGTAAGCCCTGCTTGGTTAAGCAAGTCTTGCCCAACTACCACCCAACGCTTGCTGAGTATGGCTCCACATGACTGGAGTAAATAGTTGAGTGACGCATGCTCTGCGCGACAGAAAATAGGGCGGCCATCGAGGCCCCTAAGACGACCGGTATCACGGACTTTTTGTTTAACAGCATCGATAAGGGGCTCCAAACCAGGGATAGCGTCAAGAAATTTGCGTCGCAGCTCTTGACCTAGCTGCTTCTTCTGTGGGTCAGACAGTTCAGGACTGAGGCTGTGCCCCATCTTCACGTCACCTGCGCCGTAGATAAACGCATAGGTGAGCGTCTTGACTTCCTTACGTGTGCAACCCACACGGTCTGCGTTCTGCTGATGAATATCACCGTTAAGGACAACGTCAGCAAAGGCCCCCTCATCAAAGACAGATAGGTAGTGCCCTAACGCCCGAAGTTCCAGTCCTTCTAAGTCAGCTCCGACCATGACGTGGCCAGGGTGCGGAATAAACAGCTGCCGCGCCCACGGTGCAGATACAACTTGGCCCAGGTTGGGACCACGGTGTGCGTTCCTCCCTGTCTGCGTAGCGAGGCTGCAGCTGTGATGGATGCAGTTGTCCTGCTCAATAGTGTTGAACCAGGAGTTAGCACCTTCAGAGAGCTGCCCTAGCCACTTCTGCAATGTGAGCAGACGTATGAACATCTCGCATTCTTCATGCAGCAGTTCGTTCTTTTGCTGCAGTGCAAGGTCACGGATCTCAGCTAGGCAGGCTTCATCAACCTTGGGCTTACCGCTGTCGGTCAGACGTGTGAAGCGAGCACCACGGAATTGCTGCAGCGCCCATGCAATGTTCAGTCTGCTAGTGGGGTTGAAGTCAAGCAGCTTGGTGAAAGGGGCACCGGCTACATAGCCCTTTGCTTTGTTCTGTCTCTTAGGCGTAAACACTTTCCCAGGAACATAAGGGAAGCGCTTGATAATTGCTGCTTCTAGGTCCTGCATCTCTGCAGAGAGTTCATTACGTACACGTTCTGCAGCTTGTACGTCAAAACGGAATCCTGATGCTTCTTGCTGAGACATGATCTCAGCCATACGCATTTCAAGATGTACACAATCAAGCATTGTCAGGTTTCTCCTTATTGAATCCAAATTTTTCAGTCACTTCTTTTTCGCGTTCGTCTGCTCGCTTCTTCTGTGCAAGCTTCGCTACATTCTCCATGATCTTGAGAGAATCTTCAACTGTTGTTTCATCAGGCATAACAGCACGTACTACTGAAAAGAGTTCATAAAACTCTTTAGCAGCAACTTGCATCTCTTTTTTAGTTAATGGATCAGTTTTCTTAGGCATAATCATTCATCCTGCGGAGCATGAGCTCATATAGTTTTACAGTTACTTCTGTATCTTGAATACAGTAATCAAGCATTTCTGGGGTGTAAACATCCCAAGCAGCTTCGTGCTTACCGAAGTCACCTTTAAAACACTTAAGGCGATAGCCCCATGCTTCTAGGCTATGACGGCCATAGAGCTTTTGTGGCATACCGATTGGCCGACGTTCGTGATCACGGTCAGCAATATGTGGATAGAACAACCTGCTAAGTACAAGAGTGTCAATGACTTGACCTTGATAGTCAAAGTCGTATGTCTCTTTAATTAGAGGAATGTCATAGCCAATTATATTGTGTCCAATAAGTACATCAGCTTGGCGTAGGCTTTCAATGCCATCATCAAGATCTAAGCGCGGAGCATCCCATACAAGTGGCTTGTCAGATTGACTTAAGTCACGTGCAACAATGCAATGAATTTTAGAACCACGACGCAAGAGGCCAGTAGATTCAAGGTCAAATAGAAGTGCTGTTGTTGTTTTCATTGATTTGTTCGTCATATTGTGAAGCATCGAAACTGCTTGATTCTGTCGGGCTATGCGTGTAGAGATCTTTGTCTTGGAATTGTTGTTCCCTGTCATCGAATCTAGGAGCTTGATTGTTGTTTTCAAAGCGTTCGTCTGCATCGTCAAATAGTGGTTCAATGGATATAAAAAGTTCTCGTGCCAATCGTGCTGCACGTCTAAATTCGTCCTTGTAATAAGGCTCCCATTCGTGAGCTAGGACGATAATTTTGCGAATGCCCATCAGATAAAGCTGAAAGACGGACGCAGAGAATGGGTATCGTGTGGAGTAAATAACTGCACCAGTGATAGGTGTGCCACGTTTACAGGCAGTGGCAATAGCATATGTAATGCAGTCCAGCTCTACTTTGCAGTCAGCCAGGATACTTCTGCCATCACCGCAAATCTCTCGATCACGGATAATTACACATCCGCCAGGAGCAATTGGGTGTGTACTGCCTGTAGATACTTGCTTAGCAAGATCCATAAAGTATTTATCCTTGTTTTTGATAAATGTTGGGTCTGACTTTGGTGCAGGCATATCTCACATATTGAGTCGGTTGTTTCTATATTAGATAAGTGAATTAATAAATGAGACATATGAATTACGACAGGTTCAAAAAAGAATATGACGAATTCGAAGAATATAATATGAATCGTATGCCATATGAATCAATAAACAAAAAATCCTTGGCCTGGCTGGATGTTCGTGATAAGTATGGCAAGCAAGATATGGTCAATAGTCCAGCGCATTACACACGAGGCAGTCAAGAAGTCATTGACATTATTGAGCAAGCCATTGCTGATGCACCTAGCAACGCAGAAGGATATCTACAAGGCCAAGCTTTGAAGTATCTTTTGCGTGTATGGCTTAAGGACAACCCTAAGCAAGACTGTGAGAAAGCGGTTTGGTATCTAAATCGTCTTATCGATAAACTCGACTAACAAATGGCCGGCGTTAGCCGGCTAACATCGTTGAAAGTAAAGGTCACCGTCTGCATGTGAGAGAGATTCGAACTCTTGAATATGTGGGCGGATTTTTTCTAACACAGTTTTAGTGTCTATAGAGGCGTGTTTGAACGTGCATGCATAACCTTCTGCAAAGGGAAGGTGCTGATGCACTGGGATGTACCACATCAAAGGAATTAAGCAGTCCCAAGGTTCTAATCCTTGTGATGCCCAGCAATTAAGCTCTTCAAGTCGAGCTGCAGTCTTGATGATATGAGCTTCATGCGCTTCAGTTTCAGGTAGAAATAGTTCATTGTATGGGGATATAAGAGCATGCTTCCACATGATTGTCCCGTCTCTATGAATTAAACGAGAGGGATGCACTTGGTTCCCTGAAGGTAAGGTCAAAAAGGACGCAGTCGAAAGATGCTTAACCATCAGACATTACCTTTGCGTTCTTCGTAATATTCGAGATCTCTTTGCCAGGAATCACCAGTGAACTCATTTAATACTACTCTTCCGATGTCCCGGAAAGTATTATAAAAAAGTGAAACCTTATCCACTGATGTAATCGTTACATCGACAGGAGGTCCGTAAACAATCAAGTTCCATGTTGACGGGCATACAGGCTCAAAGCCTTTTGCCGTTGCTCGCAGCTGCTTGACACGTTTAAATGGAATGCAGAAGGGATAGTCAAGCAGTGCAGGAGCGCCTCGTAATATTTCAGATGCATTAGTAAAGAACACAAAGCTATTAATGTGATGATTGCGGTACTCATTAATGGTTTTGTTTAGCCATATCCTTGTAGTCCGTACAGCACCTTTAGGAGCTACAAAGACGTTGCCATGCCAATGTTCTTGCAATGGATTAGCTTCGACAGATGGAACTGACGTAGCGTCTACAAGCACTTGCTGTACAGGATCAGAAGTAGGATCAAAGTCAATTGATCCCATCACTGATCGTGCTCGCTCAATAATTTGAGGTGTTGGGTATAGAGGCAGTTTTAATCCAGAAGCTTTTAGCTTATCCGCTAAATTCTGCTGTGATCGCTCGGAGGCTTTCTTGGCCCCCTCCTGCTTCGAGACTAAATGTTCTTGTTCCAGCATCACTGATCAATGTAATTAATACGTTTTTAGACCAGTCATTCTCATCAATTTCTTCAATCAGCGAACGAAGAAACTCCACGATTTCTGAATCCTCTTCGCGTTCAGCGGAGACTAAATCAGATTCAACATCATGCCCAGACATGTATGTTGTGGAGTCGTTAACTAGATTAATAACTAAGGAGCCTGCGCCTTTGGCTTGAACTCCATTCATTGCGACGTTAATTAAGTCTGTAAGAATAAGCTCAGCAGTAGCGGCTAAAAACTTTTGCTCGTTATCTTTTTCTTCACCGAATTTATCGGATTGTAAAAGTTGCTGAAGTAAATCTGTACGTCTAGACATAATTGAATGACTCTTTGTTTAGGATAAGTAATTTAAAATTCTTCTGTGGGGTTTTCATCGTTCTCCTCGTTATCAGTTGGAGCACGAAACAATCCAGGGTTAGAAGGTTCAGTTTGTGAGATATGTTTGCCAGCTAAAATGTCGGTCATTACAGCTTCGAACCTATCTACATACTGCGTATTTGGATCTAGTAAAAGCGCTGCTCTTGCTTCGATCTCTGCCGTATCGTCTTTCTTTTGTTCTTCTTTAATTGCTTCTTCAATTACATACTCAGCAACTTGTTGCCGCAACGTATGTAACTGGCAAGCAAGTTCAAATGAATCGACGTAGCTGTCTTGGTCTACAAACACTCCAACATGTTGCGGTATCAAATGAAATGGATTACAGCAATACTTTTCACCACATGTTGTTTTGACACCTGTAAACCCTAAGTCTCCCCATGTGAACCACATTGCTACACGCTGTGGATGATGTTGAGTAGAAGTAGAGATACCAGGTCTACGCCAAGCAAACTGGGGTTGCTTAGTTCTAGGGTTAACTACTCCATTCCACATCCAGCACTCATCAGGCTGTCCAATATCTACTTGTGACCAGAACTTAAGTGCTTTGCTTCTATACTTTTTAAGAAGGCGATCAATGTCAAAGGAAAGCATTCCTTCTCTTGCTGATGCTACGCAACGTACACAGGCTTGATGACTGTCATAACGCATTGAATGTGAACTAAATCGTCCAAGCGAATGACCGCTATAGATACATAGTTCACCTTCTTCTGCAGTGTTAGATAGCTGCATATGGCGTCTACCGTATGCATGCCCTCCTACACGTTTATTAGGCTTTGCTTCGGCCATACTATATCTTCGAAGGTGAATTAACAAACGTACCACCCAATGCAGGGTATTGATCTTCTTCAGGCAACGCTGTCAGCTGATGATTGATCATGTATTCATAACGTGTGCTATTTTCATACTTTATACGAACTAGTTTAGCGTTGGGGGTGTAATACTCAGGCTTGCCTACTACAAGCGCTGTCATGTCATTAGAAGACACGCGAACCCGCAACCCAATTTGGATATCAGATGATTTCATTTTAAAAGAATATATAGTGTTTAAAAGTCGTTGAGAATATGGTCGTCAGTCAATGGATCGTCAGTAGGACGAATCCATAGTCGAACTGATTTGACCTTATTAGTAACTGGATCTTTGCGTGAAGTGTTTAATCGTCTCCAGCCAAGTGTTTGTAAAACATCAGCTACTCGACGAGATTCACGTCGTCCTTGTTGTCTTGGGTCAAGGTCAAGTGCTTTGGTAAGAACCTCAGCAGCTGAAACCTCTTCCTTCAGACTGACGTAATGACTAATCTTCTCCATCCATGGGTCTGGATCACCAAACTCTTGAATGTACTCAGCGATCTGAGCGATCTCACCGCTATTGAATTCATATGAATTGCCTTCACGATAAGCTTGAACAGCTGATGCCCAAAGGGAATCACGCTCTTCACTAATCTGCTTCCAAGGAATTAAGAAGCCGCTGCCGATCTCAAGAGGTACAAAGCGTCGATTGCCTGTACTATCAACGAGAAACTGGTTACGATTAGTCGTGCCAATCATAACAAAGCGACGAAGAAGTCGCTCAGGAAGACTAGCATATGGTCTTCTTACTTCATCACAACGTGTTGTAATTAAGTTCTTGAAGTTCTCGATGTTGCGTGATTGGAAGAAGTGGTCAATCTCAGGTAGCTCTAGCAACCAAGCAACGTGCAGCCTGTACTGCTCCTTCATTAATGTCTCTAATGGGGTAGAGACTTCAGCAAAGAGCTTTTCAGGAACAAGGCTACGGCTAAACATTGACTTACCTACACCTTGAGCACCAACTAAGATTGGAAGCCAGGACATAGAGCAGCCAGGGTTATAAGCACGAGCTACTGCACCAATCATCATGCGCTGCATGGCAAGAGTTGCTAGATGATTTTTGTTGCCTAAGAACACTTCACCAATACGATCCCAATCTTTATGTGGGATGGCGTGAGCGGAGCAAGAATCCAAGTAACGTCTAATAGGGCAGTACCTGTTCTTACCAGCTGCGTATTGAATAGCAGCTTTTATACGAGCTTCAGGAATGAAGACTCCGTGCTCGCAAGCAAGCTTGGTAGTCATTAAGTCAAGGTCATTACCCTCAAGCTCAATGGTTTTACCATTAGCGTCGTCATATTCAATTGCCCCTGTAAGTTCGTTCTTACGAAGGTTAGTCAAAATTTCTTTGACCTTTTTTACATCGTCTTCGCGCTCTTTAGCAGCATCACTGCCTGAACGTTTGGGTCTACCTTTTGTCCTTTTAGCTTGAGAAGCATCAGGTATGGGCTCAAATTCAGGATCCAATTTCACCTCCAGGTTATTAATTACATCATCAAAGTTTGGTAGAGCATCAAATTCTATGTAGCCTACCGCCGATCCAACAGCACCAAAGCGTAACTCTGGCGGTAATTGTGATGACCAACTACTGCTTTGTTTTTTCGCTAGTGAGTATAACTTAGCAGGTCCACTATGATTACCGAGACCACGCCATTTAAATGGTTGAATATTCTCACGTTTCTCGCCGTGATGTCCACGCAATACCCAGTCAACCCAGTCATCAAATACAGGTTGACCAATAGCTGCACATGCAGCCATAACAGGTACATAGCGAGTTTCATACTCGCCATCTTCTGATGGTACTAAGAAGTTTCTTAGTAACCACTGACAACGCTTGATGTCTGCATTAGTTACGTCTGAAGCAACAAAGTCTGTTGGATCATCGTAATCAATATCAGTTAGTAGAAACTCAGGGACTAATGCATCTGCATTGATAAGCCATTCAGCCTTGGTGTTGCCGTACCAAAGCCGCTCAGGCTTCTGTCCGCAGTTATCTTTAATTGTCTCAATGCCAAGGTCAGCAAAAAGGCGGTTGACTACAAGCCAGTAAGCACCACGATGCTGTGATGTGGTCTTGAGTTCTAGCTCAAGCGGAAACAAAGCACGGAACCTGTGCTCATCTGGAGTATGGCTAGCAGTGGTATAGGTAGCAACACACCAGTTACGGGCAGTATCTGTATTCCAAAATGCATCGAGGGTAGTGTCACCATCGATGTCTACGACAACTAAGTTGCTGCCTGATGCATTATCAACACGTCTGTGCCTGCCAACAAAATGAGTGGCGCACCAGCCGTAGCCAGCTTCCACCCACCCTCGTAGCCATGTGAGACTTTCTTCAATGTTTAACCAGCCTTGAGCTGGTTGCTTTTCTTTGTTGCGGCAGTCTTTATGAACTGCAATCCGCAGCTTCATTATTGTCATCCTCTGGATAAAGTTCGTGGAACATTTTTGCTCTTTTTAAAAAGCGTGATTCATAGAGTTCAAGCTGGTCTCCATCAATGAAAATCGCTTGAGTTGTCTCTTCAGTAGCTACCAAAATTAGTGCCACATCACAAAGAAACCCGACACGCTCGTTCAATGCGTATCGGTATGCAGCCATCTGCTGCGCACACTTTTGGAACTTTCTCCATCCGCCATATCCGACACGATCACCTCTGTCAGGTGAAAAGGCGGAGTATGGGCCATTGCTGGTTTTGAAGTCAGCAATTACTTTTACACCACCAATCTCTCCAATGAGATCAGGGCATCCTGCATACATATGCTCTGTACTCCAGACATATGCAACTTCTTTATCATCACTACGCAAGTCATACCAATCTTGGCGAAGCGGACGCTCCGACCAATGAATTGTATCAAACCAATCTAAGTATTGGGATAACCCATTCCAAAATGGTTGATATTCTTCAGGAACTCCTGGGTCCAACCCACGTAGATAGTTTTCACACCCAAGGTGAATAGCAGTGCCGCGTGTTGCAGCAGCTTCTAGTGCACCTGGGTTTTTGTCTTGCCACTGCCGCAAGCCTGCTTTCGACTTTTCACTTTCAGTACCTGAAAGGACGGTCGTGACTGACGGCATGTAGAGACCCGAACATAGATATTTGCGGTGTCCTGCCGACGTTTGTATACGATAAGGCTTATCATTAGCTGTGGTATTTGTCATCAATAGTCTGATTCTTGATCTACGCTTTGTGAGAAGTTTTGGCTATACGTTGTGCCTTGGCTAAATTCCGGCCCTTGAGCATGGCTTTCGGGTGACGGTTGAAACATTTGGTACAAAGTCCCCACTGCTTGACCCACTGCGTCTACAACATTTGAATTAGCGTCAAGCTGCTGTTTCAGTTCATTGACTTCTTGTCGAAGTGCAATGATGTGATCCATCAATGATGGTGCTTTAGCGATTGGTCGTTGGGCAGGAACGGGCGCAGGTTGCGTAGGAGCTGCAGGTGCATTATTTCCAGGTACTTGTCCAGCCATAATTTGTGCTAGACGAGCTTGCATTTCAGGAGGCAAATTCTGCAGTGCAGATGATTCTGGTTGAGTTGATTGTGTCATGATTAAAATTCAGTATTATCTTGTTCTGGTGCTTGGCTAGATACAGTTGGCGCAACTACAGCGCCTCGCTTATCTTGTCCGCCAGCAGGGAGACCTTTTTCGTCAGTCGAACGTCCGTCAAAAGGATCCTTTCCTTCAAAGAAGTTGGGTAGCCAAATACTATCTCGTGAGGTCTGCCATTCTTTAATAATTTTTTCCGGTACTTTACGTACCTTCGGAAGGATTGAATATGTAGTTTCCAGCCCAGCTCCCTTACGGCTGATTTTAACCGAAAAGTTTGCCAGACCTTCTTCTGTCCAAGTGTAGTCTTCAATCTCTTGAAGTACTTCTGTAAGTTGATCACGGATAGATTTCTGCTCAATAAATAAAACTTCTAATCTTCCACGTGTTGCTGAGGTAGCAACCCATGCAAGGAAACGACGGGGTTTGACATAACTTCCGTCGATTTTTGGTCGATCTGGTTTGGACCAGTCGGTTTCACGGGCAATGTCAGCAGGAGAACCAGGGTGACTCCTAGTAACGACGTAGCCATTAAAACGGAGGTCACCGGTCTTAGGATCTTTGATTTCTGATGCGTACTGCCATCCAGTGATTGCATGTCCGGTTTCGTAACATCCGAGCAAGCGAAATTCTTCAGATTCTCCATCTTTAAGTGAGCTAGGTTTCCAGTATGGTTGTGCTTCTTTAGTTTCAATTTTATCTTTTGTTTCCAGTAATTCTGGAGGTAGGACTTGAAGTGTCATTATTTATTATTAGTAGACACTTCAAATGTAAGATATATAATTACCAAATGTGAGCTCATTAAATGAAGCGTTTAAGCGTCTCTAATCGCTTCATTTGCATCTATTAAAAAAGCCGGTGTTAGCCGGCAGTAGTTTCAATAGTCAGGTGTTGGATCTACTTCGGTGTATCCTGCTGCTGACCCGCTTGATTGCGGATTAGTTGACTTTCGCGGTTGTTCTTGACGTGTGCTGAAATCAGTTGCAACGATGGCGCGATATGGACTATCGGAATCATCTTTACGATATTCACGAATATAGCCTTGTACACAAATAGCGCGACCTTTACGCACACGATCAGTAAGCTTTTTAAGTCGTGACTCATGCGCTTCAAGATACAGCCAAGTTGTCACACTAGAGTTGTCTAGCGTTGTTCCAATCTTGACTGCGACCGTACCATTCCGACGTTCTTTAATTTCATCGCTACCGAAGAATGCATTGCCAAGTACTACTTGATTACAATACATTTCTTGTGGAATATTAGTTTCAATAGTAGTGACAATTAAATCCAAAGGCTTTGAAGTGTCATCACTGAAAACAATGTTGCCAGTAATCAAAGCTCGTGTTCCTGGCTTCCAGTCTTGAAACGTTGTAAGTTTTGCCCCTGCTCTGTCGTAGCAGAGGAGCCTGAGTTTAACTTCTGATCCACTGCTGCCAGCGGGCACCACAGCGTCAGCACCCCTATAGTCCAACCCGTAAGCGTTGATCGGATCATTAATTGGGGATTTGAATTCAACGGTTGCTGCAATAAAGTTCATTTAGACCGATATAGATATTATCAGTCTTAATCTTACGCAGTTTAATAGTTAATTGTGGGATGTTGGCCACATTGCTTCTGTAACTGTTGGCATCTGTTGTCGAAGAATTTCCATTGCATTAAGTGCAATTTGTGTATGCTCCCATTGAGTGCCATGCCAACTACGTAAGTCAATGTAATGTAGCCAACTACGGATAGTTCCTGACATATACAGTCGTGTCTTAGTGTTCAACGGTAGTACTGCACGAGCACATTCTTTAGCAATACCTGCATCCAGCATACGTTGATATAGTTTTAATCCCTCGCTCATATGATGAGCAATATCGGAACCAAAGTTTTCGTTGACTGATTGCGGAATATCATCAATAGAATTCTGCCGATTCACAACATCTTGTCTGCGGAGATGCGGTAATTCAAATTCTGTAGAGACTGCGTATCGTTGACTAAATTCCTGAAATGAAAATGACCGATGCCTCAATATTTGAGGAGCAATTGCTCGTGTCGTTTCTATTTCTACACACATAGATGCCATTTCAAATGGGCTCCAGTGCTTATGTTTTATGAGATATTTAAGTAGTCCGATTACGTTCGGATTATCTTCATTTGCAGGATTAGAAACTCTTGCAATTTTTCCAATTAGTTTTTCCGCTTCTGGTGTGATCCAGACTAGCTTTGCGCTGTGCATGGTAATTTTGTGAGGTACAATAAATATAAAGTAAAATATTTTAAAAATGGGATTAACCTTAACCTCTTCTTATCAAAATCAAGACTTTTTTGATCCTAATTTTGAACCTAAATCTACTTTTAGAAAAGCTGGTGAAGTTTTTGAACCTAAGAGTTTTACACCAGATAGTGAACCTAAGAGTTTTACACCAGATAGTGAACCTAAGAGTTTTACACCAGATAGCAGTCAAAGCAATTCTATGATTGCAGATATGTATCAAGATGATGATAAGAAGATCAGTAAAGCTAATTCAACTGATCTTGGTCAAAAGGTAGATACAGGTTGGAAGGATGCTTCAGGAAGCAAAGTGTATAAGCCTGTGGTACCTGCATCTGAACAAAAGCCTAGTTCCACTCCAGAGTTAGGGACTTATGACGAAGATCAATATAAATACTATGTAAGTGATTTTGGTACTGGACAAGGAGCATCAGCTTATGCAGAAGACATGAAGAACTACCAAGGGATGGTAGATACGAATAATGGGGATTCACTTATTGCTGGTAAAATGGGTTTAATTGCTCAAATGATGCATCCTGATTGGGGTGCTTCGCAAAAAACTGGTGGTGGCAATCCAATTCAAAAAATAGATCACAGTAAACCTTCTGATAGGTATTACATGAGAACTAAGGGGGGTGCGTTTACAAAATCTGATGGCACTAAGAGTTCCAGATATTGAGTTACAATAAATATAAAATAAAACGTTTGAAAAATGGGTTTACAACTTACCGAATATAATTCCAATCAAGATTTTTCTAAGCCCAAATCCAGTTTCAGAAAAGCTGGTGATGCTTTTTCGAATAATGATTTTAATGCGAATAAGCAACAAGATTTTAGAAATGATAGTTCTAAAGCTAGAAACATGATTCCTGGTATGTATAGTAAACAAAAATCAGATAAAGAAGCTGCAGCTAATGCAGCTAAAGCAGCTAATGAAGCTAAGTATAAATATTATAAGAGTGACTTTGGCACAGGAACTGGGGCTGATGCATATGCAACAGATATGGAAAACTATGAAAACCAGCCCGAATCGATTCAAGGCATGCCTCATGTGCATGCGATGTTCCACCCTGATTGGGGTCGCTCACAGAAAACTGGTGGTGGTAATCCAGTTGTAGAGCAAGACTATAGTACCCGACCTAACTTCGCACCAGGAAGTAAAGCTGCAGCTCGTTTTGAAATGGATTTCGGCTCCGACAGCGGTAGCAGCGGCGGAGGTTATAAAAGCAGTTTCAAGTATTAATTATAACTTTAATCTTTTGCATAGCTAGACAGTAGAACTCGTATCTGTTTTACTGTCAGCTTGTCTAGCTGCTTATCTACATAGCTCAATAACTTTTGTTTGTAATCAGCTTTGTTCATTTAGCTTTTCGGTTAGCCGATCTAATTCAAGCACTTGCTCTGCATGGTATTTTCTCCATGATGCTAATGCAATTTTAAAAGCATCAACTAAATTATCGCCATAATCAGGTGCGTCATAAGAAGCATCAGCAATAATATCAGAGAACATTTCTGCGTAATGTTCTTTGCTTCCATAATCAATCATCATTTGTTTCTCCTGTTTTAATTTTTCCGTATAGATTTGGGCGTACATTGCCGTAGCCAGATCGTATATCTAATACACTACCGTTTTGTGGTTTAAGTTTGTCGTGGTAGGCATCAAATATGTCAACCTTAGTGTAGCCACGTACAGCGTCATATAGAGTCTTGCCTCCTAATACATACATAACAACATGGATGTCAGTTGGCAAACCTTTGTCGTCAAATAGATCTGGGTTTATTTCTTGTGCGTGTACTTGGATTTTATTTAATTCTTTAGCTGTAAATTGAAGCATTATCTTAGTGGTCGATATACGGGTGAGCTGGGGTAATAAAAGTGAACGCCGTCATTTCCTGGTGTGTAACCACCAAGGAAGGTAATGCCTAGTTCATCTGAGATAGATGAGAGTTGGTCGTTGTATCCACCGAAGCGCTCACTATTAGATGGAGCACCTACAAGGCGAATAGAATTTGCACCTCTGTTTTGTAACAGACGTACTTGAGCTCTAACAGTATCCCAATCGCCTCCACTATTAAGCACGCCAGAGGAGAGAACAACGTCTTTACCTTTGAACGTACCGTCAGGACGACTATTAAGTAGTGCAAGAGTGTCAGCAGCTCCTCTGCCCCACATAGCATCACTGTCGTTACTACCACGGGCACCCCCGTGACCTAAGCCAGTAGCAATACTATCTCCGTAATACAGTGCATTAAGAGGATTAAATTCAGGAGGCTCAGTATCCATTACAGCTAGTGCTTGTATTGATGCCTCTGGTTTAGCCAAAGGCGTCTCTACTTTCCCAGGCTTGAATGCCTCACTGTTAAGGGGAGGAGTAGAAGTAGCGGCAAGACTAGGAGTAGTTTTTTCATTAGGTTCATCAAGTCGAAAGTCAAAACGTGGATCAAACCGTCCTCTAGCATTCGTTTCTCGATCACGAATGTCGTAAGGTTTAGCCTCGCCATAGCTTTGATAAGCTTGTGCTTTAGATTTAGCTTGTGACCGTTTTGACATCAGGCATACTGGGGTAAATTTTGGTTGGCAGTTTCAAAGAACGCCGGCATTCTGCTAGCTCTAGTGTCAGCTAGTCCGACAGCTTTCCCTGATGTGTAGAGACTATCCGAACATCCCATCCAGAAGTTTGACGAGAGATGTTTGTGATCAGCTTCCCCTTTGAGGGATTGAAGAGTCCAAGCAATCGTAGCTCTTCTAAGCTTATCGAGCTCTTTGTCAGTCTTAAGACCGAGCTCTTGGCAGACGATTGTGTTCGCCGCGACGTGCGTTGTTTCGTCCCGGCTAATATCTGCAGAAGTGGTGCGTAATCCTGTATCTCCGAGGAATCGGAATATGGGCAGGAGCACGAAGAACACAGACCGTTCGAGCACGACTGCTTTGAGAACAGGGTGCCTGTCAAGTTCGAGCCACGCTTTAGTAATGCGAGCAGCTTCCTTCTCAAATTGAGCGGGGATCTTATGTGCTTCAGCCGCGAAATTAAGGGCAATGTCATGCTTTTCCTCATCCTTTACGTTAGATAACAGCAGCTCTCTACAGCCTTCAGCTTCAGTGCCTTGTGGCAACTCGCCTTTCATAGCTTGCGAAATGAAATCTCCAACTGGGATTTCTAGGCTTCGCAAAGCCAGTGCTCGTTGTACTGCTTCTTCACCGCCAGCTAATAGCTGACCAGCAGATACTTGAACTGGGGTCCATGTACGCTTGCGCTGATGAAGGTGAATGTATTTAGTAGCTGCTTTGGTCATTTCAATATGTTGTTAGGTTTACTCTGCACAACCCACACACATAGTGGGGTCGTTGAACACGTCGTAATTAGGTGTTGATTCGTCTGTCTCATTAATGTCAGAGAAGTCAAAATCAAACTGATCATCTAAAGCAACCATGGCATCATCTTTGGCTTGAGTATTTTGCATTACTTGAAGTGAGTAATACATACTTGTTTGCGGTGATGACAGCCACTCGTCCACAAAGTGATCGGTGTAAGTAATTACATCGCTCCATGTGTTGTAACTGTAGCCGTGACATAGATTTGTACGCATTAGCATTTCCATAATGCCATCGACAACTTTTTTATAGACATCCCAACCAACTTGGTCTGCTGTCTCAACGTTGCCGTAGTCGTAATGTTCTACGCCAAATGTGGAGCTGTCCCTATCAACCTGACGCCCGATCGGTGGTGCGATTTCGGGTGCAGTTGTATAGCCTGCTCGGTCCTTATAGCGATATGAGCAAGAAGCTGTCGGTGCAATTGCAAATGCTCGGTCCATGTTGGCGGACTTTGCAATAGCTGCTGCAGCGTCAATTCCTTCCTGAAGTGCTTTTACAATCTTAAGGGCTTCAGGAGTCACTAAATAATCAGCATCTGCATACAGATGATGGTTCAATGCTTCAGCAAATTGAGAATAGCTAACCTCTTCCAGTGCAAGAAGGTTTGCGAGACCGAGCATGCCTAAGCCCACTTGACGGTCATCTTCTTGAGAAAGATACTCGCCTGTTTTCTCAACACCAGTTTTTGCATGAAGCTCAATCAGTTCAGTCATTCCTGTTGAGAATGCACCGACAATGTCTTCAGGCCTACAGCCGCCAAGGTTTATGTGCTCAAGCAAGCAGGTACCACGGCTCTTAAGGAAGACTTCAAGACATACATTCGCGTAGATACGCTGGCCTTTTCCGTCATTCCGAATTTTAGCTAGCCAAATATCTCCACGTGAGATCCCCTTGAGGATTGCATTACGTACTTCTTCATTAGCATCTTCCCACATTTTTTCGTTGAGATTGATGCATCGTTTGGCCCATGGAATTTCATGACGTGGAGTGTCAATAAACTCCAAGATGTCTGCGTGACACAAATCTAGGTGGAGAACCACTGCACCATTTTTGTATACGCCACCGCGCCGCAGCTGCTCATTTAGGCATGAATAAATCTTACCGAAGGAGACAGGACCAGAAGCTACTAAGCCTTTACCGTTGTCTTCACCAGCAGGTCTCAACTTGCTTAGGTGAACAGCTACACCTGCACCAAAACGCAAGCCATGGCTGACATAGCGCCAACTTGCTTCAATGCCGTTAGGGCCTTCCATGCTGTCTTCTACGACGAAGACAGTGCATGAAACAGGCAATCGGCTAGTAGGGTTATCAATCCAGTTCTGAACACGGCCAGTCCGTGCAATGAGACTATTTTCCATGGGTATCGTAATCAATAATTGTGGGTCGTGGGAAACATTCAGCTAAGTCAGGTGGTTGATAGTTAGGTCCTTTCAATACCTTGCCATCGGCTCTGAAGATAGCTTTTCCTTGTTCATCTAGTTTACTAAGATTGGACTCCATTACGAGGTCCATTGCTTTATCTAGATCAAGATTAAAAGCAGCAGCAAACTGATAACACACAAAGACAAGGTCGGATAACTCTTTAAGAAGCTCGTGCCTTGTTTCTTGATTCTCTGGGTCAGCAAAGACTTCGTCAGATGCATCCAAAAACTCCTTTGCTTCTTCAGTGATGAGTGCCACTTGCATGTCCCACAGCTTCTTTTTAATGAAGCCATATCGGGAGATATTGTCTAGTGATTCTTGTTGGAATACTTCACGGAATTGCCGTGCTTGTTCTAGTAATGTCATTTTATTTTTCTCTTAGTGTTATGCGTCCCCTTGTTAAATCAAAGGGACTTAGTTCAACAGTGACACGGTCTCCAACTAATAGTTGAATCTTCCGTGTAATTAGTTTACCTGAAGCACGACACAAGCATCGATGCCCCTCAGGATCTTCTAGTTCAACATTGAAATAACCATTGCCACTCTCTTTAAATATCACGCCTTTAGCTGATATTACATTAGCTTTCTTACTCATATGCTTTCATAAATTGTTCGCTTAACTTATCTCTTAGTTCATTGACACGTTCAGTATTATATTGTTTAAAATTGCCGCGTTTCTCTACTTTTTTGTAGTAGTGGAGAGCATTAATAATAATTGTATAATCTTCAATCGTCAGATTTAAATTCAGATTCATTTAGTTCTTCAAAGGAATATGTTTCAATTTGCGCATTCTCATATTGAGCAGTAGAGTTAAATTCATCTAATAAATGATCAACAAGACTAGGTCTACATTCAACGATCATTGTTACTGCGTATTTCTTTTTAAACGACAAGTGTTTCATTAGTTATACTTTCGTCGGTCTGTAACACAAAGAGCTACAATTTTTGACATTTTCACAGTCAGCTTCTCTTGAGTATTAAGTCTACTCTCAAGATCTTCAATTCGTTGTAGTAGTTCTTTCTTTTTCATTAATTATTCAGGAGTTCAGGATAAAGTTCTTTGACAGTAGCAATAAGTTCAGTGTTAGATTCAAACTTATCTAAATAATGATGCAGTGAATCAGCAGCATATTGGATAAGAGAATCCATATCCATGTCATCAATTACTGCATGAACATAGGCATCTTGAAGCTTGTCACGTTCGTCAGGTGTCATTCAGATACAATCTCAATGATTTGGTAGTCAATTAGCTCTTCGTGATCTTCAAGACAATCGTTAATACTATCTGCAATCCATTTTCTAGGATTACGTTCAAGCTTAAGTGTCATTGTTACTTGATAAACTTGCGTGTCAGGTGTCATTCAGGAGGATTAGCGTAGGTGTAAGCATCAATAGTTGAATCGAGGTGCTCAATGATTGAATTGGCACCAATGAAACGTTCTACCGCTTCTTCTGTATAGTCACAATCCTCATCACCATCTGCGTCAACTCGGCATTGCAGCCCTTCATAGGCAACAACTAAAGTTGGTGTTAGTTCTACTTCAAGCTCTTCTGCAAGTGCTGTTCGTTGGCCGTTAGGTGCACGTAGAGGGACATAGTGCAATGACGCTTGCTGAGCTTCTGTAAGACAGCTCACGTGAGCCTTGAGCTTCTCGCAGGGAGGACAACCAGGCTGAGTAAAGACATAGAGTTCGTATTGTTTCATCATGCTTTAGTTCCATCTGTGTAATAGAAACCGCCTAAGCAGTTACTAGAGTTAGATACAATTACGTTCCTGTTATGCATATAGGAACGCATACCATGATGATACACGAGCATGACAGGTTCGCCAACATTAACTGTATCAAGTCTTGAACACAAGATAGTTTTAATTGCTGGCTCTTTACGCTTGTATTGCATCTCTGCCTCATAAGCAAGATGCTCAGTTTCTTCCAATGTGGTTGAGTTGAAAACAGTCATGACATATGGTTCGGAAACAGGGATTGCTTCCATCTCAGTGATGTATGGGTTCATTAGTTTGATGCAGATTTGTTGAATGTAATAATGATTTGGTCTTCAGATTCACCGTTTGAATGCAGCACTGACACACGCCTCCAATCTCCATCGAGAATGGAAGCGAGGTTATCTAGTTGTGTTTCAACGATGACTGTTGTTTCAGCATCAGTCATTAGTCAGTAGTAATTAAGATCTCGTCGTACTTGTGGATTTGGGAAGTAACGATGGTTCTCCCCATCCAACGGTTGTAGGCATCTGGTAGTTCAATCATGAGCTTCCGCCGAATGTCTTGCTGTAGATGAGACTTAAGAAACTCAAGTAAGAGTTCTTTTTGCAGGTGCGTAAGTTGTTCTGTCATTAGCTCTCAAAACTAATTGTTAGTAAAGAAACGTCGTCGAGTAGCTGTTCACGGACAACTCCGCTGTCAACATCAGATCCACGAAAATGGTACTCAGCTACATTTTCAAGGTAGTAATTGATTTCATTGTGGACATGTTGGTCAAGTGATGCCATAAGAAACTTACGGAAGTTTCTCTTTTGTACTGAGTTGAGTGTCATAAGCTGTCAGTAATGATGGATTGTGCTGCTGCGTTAGAGCTTGCTTCGTTAGGACGAACAAGTTTCAACGGAGGCAAATACTTTTTCTCAGCAAGATAGACTTCGACTTCTTCTCGCATTCCAGGATATTTAAAAGCGTCAAGACGCCCAAGTATTTCGTTGATATAGAACGAAGGAAGCTCTGGTGAGTCTTGGGCCAATGCCGCGTGGCACAGGCATACGAGGTCGAGCAATTCATAATCAGGGACTTTAATTGTTGTTGACATTTAGTAGCTCGTAGTATTCATCAGGATTTTCAGCAAAATGATCAAGCATTACAAGCAGGGTTGCAACAGTTGTTTCGCTGGGTTTGATTGGCAAGTTAAGGAGTACAGCAGTTAAATTTCTGCGCACATTCCGCAACCTGCCGACAGTGTCAGCTGTCATCTTCTTCGATTTCTTTTTTAGAGATGTTTAATTTGGTTTTTGCATAATGGCTGACCACTTCGTCTACAACGTCTTCTAAATGTTCTGTGTCGAACCAATCGAAGGACATTGAGCAAACGGATCGGCGTGTAGCCATATTCATTGCAGGGTAGTTTTCTACTAAATATTCATCAATATTGAAAGAAAACTCCCGATCGTAATCAGGATTTACAGGCATCAGAACTCTGTAGTGTCGTTAGTTTGCTCAGTTACATCAATGACTTGAGGTAGCTCTAGGGGAGCGTCTCCACCTTCAAGCTGTGCACTGATGAGCTCTACGGCATCACGCATGATTGCGTCAGTCTTGAGCTTGTCTTTGTCGCTACGTGCTTGAGCGAGTGCTTCATACGTATCGTCGTGCGTAACTTTGACAGCACCGTCACGAACTGCAGCAAAGCAGGGACGCATTTTGGAAGTACCTTTCCAAGTGTCAATAGTGATGAGGTGGTCAAGAGACTCGTTAGCACAGAGACCCATGAGGCAAGTCATCAGGCACTGTGACCAGATGGTTGCAAGACCAGAGGTAAGCATCAAGGACGTACCATTCTGTGTCCTAAGAAAAACATTGAGCTTGCTGCCTTTGAAGCCAGCGTCTTCGTAGACATTGTCAATGATGGTAAGGCCAGAAAGAAATACTTGGCCAATACGAGTGCAAGGCTTGCCTGATGGTTCCATCAGTGCAGTCTTCTGCTCGTCACCTTGGTATTGGAAGAAGACAGCATCGCTGTCCTTAACCAAGCCAACGCCAATCATAAAGTCAACAGACTGTGAAGCTTGTCCGCCAAGTTCGGCGATAAGTGCAGTGGTGTCGGCAGTAGGATTAGCAGTTGAAATAACAGTCATTTTATTTTTAGGTAGGTTGAACGACTGCCCATAACGGGCATTAATTTAAATAGCCGGCGTTAGCCGGCAAAGGTTTATACAGTTGGAGTTAACTCGCCAGCAAGCTCAGCTTGTTTGGCTACAGCTAGACACTCCACGATCTTCCAGACCATCTCACCAGATAACTGGTGGTGGTCACATGCATACTCAATCGTGTCTTCAATCACCTCAGTGAGTTCGTTCAACACGTCCGAATTGATTTCCATTTAGCTCAAGATATAATTTGCTTTAGCCCTTTCGGACACTCTTAACTATAGCCGGCATTTGCCGGCCATGGGCTGCTATTTATCAGAAGTAAATATTAAAATTAGGGGCTCGGTTATTTGTTAGTTGCAGGTTTTGATCTAGTAACAGTCTTTTTGCCATTGGGTTTTATGGTAGCAGTTCTAGTAACCCCTTTAGCGTTTTGTGTTGTACGGGTAGTAGTAGTCTTTCCTTTAGCGTTTGTTACTTTATTGACGTGTACACGCTTACCCTTACTATTCAATTTCTCAGCTTCAACACGCTTCTTTGTTTTTCCTTTAGCGTTAGTAGTTTTAGTTACAGCTTTATAGCCATCAGCAGTCCTCCTTGCTGAACTAACTGTTTTGCGTGTTTTTCCTTTAGCGTTAGTAGCTTTAGTTACAGTTTTACCGCCCTTTTCAGTACGCTTTGAAGTTTGAACAATCTTCTTTCCGCCAGATTTGTTTACAGCCTTATATCCAGAATCAGTAGCCTTGATTTTCGATTTAGCAACTACTTTGCCGTCTTTCTTGGTTCTAGACACTACACCTGTATCAGTTTTTCTAGTGCTTGTTTTAGAACCGTCACTGTTTTTACGTACAGTAACCTGCTGACCCTTTTTATTGGTTCTGGTTTTGACAGAAGCCGATTGGCGTCCAGCTGCAGCTATAGCCGATCGGTCTGCAGCACCTTGCTTTTCAATATTAGTTAGATCAGACATAACAATTTATAAGGTTATATCTATAAATTGTATCAAAGGTTAATCTCCATAAATAGTAAAAATAATGGGGGGCTGAATAAAACCCCCGTCTGCTTAGTTAAAAAACTCCAGGGATAAGATCGCCTGTAAGTGCATAAGCACCGATAGCTGCGATTACGCCAAGCATTGCTAGACGACCGTTGAGCTTTTCTGCCTTTTCGTTGTGTGTCACGGAGACCTCCATTACTTGCATTTGTGGTTCTTTTGCGTAGATATTTGTGCGACCGCCGTCTTCTGTTACTGTCGTCATTAGTTTCTCTTAATTATTAATTATTGTAACTGATTAATGTTGGCTCAGTGAGATTCTGTCCAACTTGCTTTCTATTCTAATCATGTGAGCTTCAACTTTAGCGATAATTTCGTTTAAGTCTTTTTTGCTTACATATTGTTCAGCAAGGCGAAGCTCAAGATTATCTACACGCCTGTCAATTTCTGTAAGGTGTGCTTTAGTTACGTATTTCTCAACAATGCGTAGCTCTATTGCGTCTAGCCTTTTGTCACTTTCGTTGATTCGATTGTGTACGCGAGTCGTTAGAGCTCCCACTCCTGTGATGACGCCAATCGCAGCGACAATAGATGCTTCTAACATTGGTCAATAGACAAACACGGTTATATTTAGTTTAACAATTAGTCCCCACGGATACATTCAGATAGAGACTCTTCAGCCCATTCTAAGTACGCAGAACGTTGGAACTGTGGAGTATCCTTTGATGTAGAGATAGCATTTTCTACAGTAGCGACAATAATGTCAAACTCTTTGTAACGAGGGTTGTTAAGGCTAATATTGTGATTTTGGTAATGCTTGAGTGCATTGATTACATCTCGCATCTGTTCTGTTGATAGCTTAATCATTTAATTTATTGCATTAAAAAGGCCCACATAAGTGAGCCTATAACAATTAGCCGATAGATGGTGCAACTAGGGCCACAGGTGTGGAGCTAGTTGACGCAAGATCGAGCGGGAAGTTGTGAGCGTTACGTTCGTGCATGACTTCCATTCCGAGACCTGCTCGGTTGAGGATGTCTGCCCAGGTGTTAACGACGTGTCCATCGGAGGACTGGATTGATTGGTTGAAGTTAAAGCCATTAAGATTAAACGCCATAGTACTTACGCCCAAGGCAGTAAACCAGATACCAACCACAGGCCAGGCAGCGAGAAAGAAGTGCAAGCTACGACTGTTATTAAAGGAAGCGTACTGAAAGATAAGGCGACCAAAGTAGCCATGAGCAGCCACAATGTTATACGTCTCTTCTTCTTGCCCAAATTTATAGCCATAGTTTTGTGATTCTGTTTCAGTTGTCTCGCGAACGAGTGAGCTTGTAACCAAGCTTCCGTGCATAGCAGAAAACAAACTACCGCCAAAGACACCAGCCACCCCAAGCATGTGGAAAGGGTGCATGAGAATATTGTGCTCAGCTTGGAATACCAACATGTAGTTGAATGTTCCGCTGATTCCGAGGGGCATTGCATCAGAGAAAGAACCTTGACCGAATGGATAAACAAGGAACACTGCAGTTGCTGCAGCCACGGGAGCTGAGTAAGCAACCATGATCCAAGGGCGCATACCTAATCGATAGCTAAGTTCCCATTCGCGTCCCATGTAAGAGAAGATACCGATAAGGAAGTGGAAGACAACAAGCTGGAAAGGTCCGCCGTTGTACAGCCACTCATCGAGTGAGGCTGCTTCCCAGATTGGATAGAAGTGAAGTCCGATTGCGTTTGAAGACGGGACAACTGCTCCTGAAATGATGTTATTTCCGTAGAGGAGCGATCCAGCAACTGGTTCACGTATGCCATCGATATCAACAGGAGGAGCAGCAATAAAAGCAATAATGAAGCATGTTGTAGCGGCAATAAGAGTAGGGATCATCAGTACTCCGAACCAACCTACGTAGAGGCGGTTGTTGGTACTTGTGACCCACTCAGTAAAGCCATCCCAGGCTTCCTTAATAGGATTAGCCTTGGGTGAAAGAATAGATGTTGACATTTAAATAAGACATTGTTTGTGTATTAAGGCGAGTAACTCGGCACGGTGGCCTACGTTACAATTCTACACGTCAATGTGTTGAAATCGTGATAGTAATTTATACTTAGTCGTTAAAGAAAGTTTCAGCGAAGGACGCTATTTTCATATCGTCGAAGTCTGTAGGAATATGACGAGATAGACGATTAACAGGAGAAATATTAACCTGATGTAATCGAGCATCTGTTTTCAATCCGTTAAGTTGGCGACGTTCGCTCATCGTGTGAGGATGCCTAAGTCCAGTGCTGGACTCAGTTTGTCGTCTGTAAGTTCTAGACATAATTAACTCCTTCGTAGATAGCCGGAGTATCGGAATGCCCCGACTTATTTATAATTTATCGCGGAACTCACATAAGTGTGAGCTACAGATAAGTAACAGTAGTCCACGCTACACCTGGTCCAAGAAGACCAATAGAAGAGGCGGCACCATAACTAAGGTCAAGGTCCCTGCCACTAATAAATGGTCCTCTGTCGTTGATACGGACATCCACGCAGCCTTGATAGCAGACACGAAGTCTTGTGCCAAATGGGAGGGTTTTGTGAGCTGCGGTATGTGACCACATATCAAACCTTTCCCCGTTGGCTGTAGTTCGACCGTGGAAGTAATGGGCATAATATGAAGTATGCATACTTCCACTTGCTGCTTTGCCGCTGATGGGCAAGGAAGCAACCAGAAAGGTGGCACTAGCTAGCAAACTAGCAGTTAGTTTTTTAAACATAGTTAATTGATATATGTACTTACGTGCTTACATGCACGAACATAAACATTAACAAATTATTAATGGATATGTTCGTTATATGTTGCTAAGCAGTGACTAAATCACGAGCTACAGCAAATGCACGTTTACTAATCTGTGCACCGGCACCGAATGTGCCACGAGCGAATTGAGCGTTACCTTTAGCGGCAGTAGTGCCACGAGTGCTTGTTTCTATCTGTGTGATGGCATTGATGCCAGACCAGACAGAGAAAGGTGCAAAGTCAGCATTGCCATAACCAGAGGTAAAGGCACGCTCTAACTTTTCACGCTTGCGGAAGACTTGACCTTCGTCAATGTTGTAGACCTCATCTACAAACTGATTAAAGGCAGTCATGCCCATAGAGCGACGTGAGAACTCACGCATCAGGTCGCACTCAGTGGTGAAGTCTTGCCTAGCTACGTCGATGCTGTTGATAAGAGCATCAAAGTTAGCGTTAGCAGTTCCCTTATGGGTAATGCTTGCAGAAGCACCACTTTCACGGAGTGCAGCAGTCAATGTGTTTTGACAGACAACACGAATGTTGGTGAACTTTGCGCCACAACCAGTCTTACCGTCATGGCCTAAGTAGCCGACGATTCTCCTTTTGATTGTGTCTCCAGGGACGATGTCCGCTTCCGCACCACGGAGTGTGGCGGTAAAGCAGACTTTGGCACCATCAGATAGAACGATGACGCAGTCCATGTCAGCCTCTTCTCGGATGAACTCTGCCATCCGAAGGAGCGAATCGTTTTGGACGATTTCGTATTGCTTGGAGACAACCCCAAGTAAGGCTTGGGTGTCTGTACGGACGACACCAAATGAACCGGATGGTTGATAGAAGGGCAGAGTTCTGCCTTCATCTCCAGGTTCTGTTGGGTAGAAAAGCTCTCGCTTCTCGACAGTAAATAGTGCGTCTGCTGTTTCAAACGCCTCTCGCGCTGGAAGTGTGCCTTCGGTAACGACGCCAAGGCCGTGCCATGCATGCTCCGCATTGCCGAGCCAGCCAGATGTGAAATTTGAAGCCATGGGGTTGAATCCATATAAACAGTTCCCCGAATGGGGCACAAAAAAAAAGAGCAGCCGTTAGGCCGCTCTCATTATGTTGGTACAAAAAGTGCAAGATGGTGATCAATGATGCTTATTTTTTGAGTTTATTGTGTTTGAGTATGTAGGCTGATATAGGTCTATAGTTAATACCAATTAAACCTTTATGCGTAAATAGGTTTGCGTAGTGTAACGCTTAGTTGACTTCCTCGTTTGAAGATAGATTGCAGCAGCTGTATATTTCATATTTTTGATCCTTTTGCCAAGTGCCTGTATAAGCGCCTACACGGCATTCAACTTGTTGAGTACAGGTAAGACAGTCTTGCCCCCAGCACTCTTTAGCAATACGCTTGTCTGCTTTTATTTTTCTGAATTTAAAGATCCCATTGATGTGACCGCATTTATCACTGTGTTTATGCATATACATTTTTGCAGCTTCGTACATGACTTCGGACATGGTGACATCAAAGGCACTGCAGTAGTCCTTCAACGCAGCATGTTCGTTGTCAGGCATCGTGACCTGAACCTTTTTCATATGTGGAAATGATTCTCACCTGCTACCTTATATGACTAATTCAAAGGGCTTGCAGCAGAAGGATCTACATCTTTTTGTAAATACATTTGGATAGCACTGGACATGATATCGTTCATAGTTACCCCTGATCGGGCAGATAATACTTTGAGATTTACATGAGTGTCTGCGGCGAGCATGACCGTCACGCGAATTTTGCCTGAAGCTGCCACAGTTAATTGCGATATTTGCATAGTATATATGCTCATATGATTTTGTGCGGATATCTGTAAATGCAAAAAAATGTATATACAGCTTATTAATACCACGTTCTTTGTGTGGTTTTGAAACCCACTGGTATTACTGGCGTTTGGGCTTGACTTGGCGCTTATACCACGTTAACCACACTCGTCTCTCTATATATCTCTTTTTTAATACATACACCCTATCTATAGACTATTTAATTTGCAGTTTATAGATAGTAGTGTAGTAAGCGTGGTTTTGTAGTTTGATTCGATCAAGATTTGAATATTTCTTGAAGTTCAAGCCTGCCTCTATCTGATTTCAGCTGATCCGCTACTGCCAGCTTGTAATTGTTTGCCCGTTCTTGTGCAGCTTCTTTTCTCGCTGCGTGTAGCTCATTAGGCATCTTTGGTTGCAATTCATATTCAGTATTTTTAATTACCTGATCATTGAAGTCTGCAATGACAGTTGGGTCATTTCCAATAATGTAATCACCATCTCTTATCATCATGGTGTCCTTGTAAGCCTGTGCTCGTGCTTTTGCAGTCGCAGCAGGCCTAGACAGCTGTATAGGCTCTTGCACTTCAGGTGTTTCCTCTGCTTTCTCAGCTGCTTTCTCCGCTGATAAGTCATCAAAAAGTGCATCCATTGTGTTAATGGAAATGAACCCGTCTTTGAATTTCTTAGCAGCAGCTTCTTGCCCGTGAAGATCACTATACGCTTGTCTTATTTCATCACTATCTTTTAGTTCTTCGTATTGTTCGTTAGTTAAATACCCGTCACCCAGAAGTTTATTTTGTTTAGTCTGATCGTCGTCACTAGCTCCTGCTTTTGCATTAAAGCCGGGACCTACGTCACCGCCTGTTTGCAGCCCAAATTGTTTAATTAAATCTTCGGCTGACATTGAACCGGAAGAATATTTTGCCATTGCAATTAACTAATGTATATTGTTTCTATTCTAGTAAACGAGACATACCAGATTCGAACTGGTAATAACTGCGAGACAGGCAGTCGTGATAACCGTTTCACTAATGTCCCATAAATAAAGGCTAGCAAAGAAACTAGCCCTTTTGTGTTAGTTGAGGTGACTTTCTAGAGTTTGTAGGATGTCACGCATGGTTGCACGAGCATAGCCGCTTGAACCGGCATAAAACTCTGTAGGTTCAGCTTGCGTGTCATACATATCATCCTTAGTAAAGGTACGAGCCTTTTCACAGAATGTTGCTGAACGATCAAGCTGATCAATGAGCTGCAGTACAAGTGGTCGAGAGATACGGATCATCTCTTGTTCCATGGCTGTTACCTGAGTTGAACACTCAGTTGATTGCCGGCGTTAGCCGGCTATTTACCCGTTAGGTACTTAATTGAGTTATTAATTACACAAGTTTCGTCAATTTAAAGTCATCACCTAGCTTAAGTTTGTAACGATCTGCGTATGATTGTGCATATTTAGGATCTACATCTCTTTGAAAATATGGTTTTAAAGCTTCTTTAGTATTCTCTTTTGTTTGCTTATTAAAGTCATCAATGACTGTTTCGTCGGCACCAATGGTGTAATCTCCATCTCTTACCATTAGTGTGTCTTGATAGGCCTGTGCTCGACCAATTGCTTTGGCAGCAGTTTTAGATAGTTGAATTGGTTCTGGTTTAGGGGCAGCAGCAGCAGGTGCACTGCCAGATTTAAATTGATTAAGGATGGCTCCTTTGATATCCCCCCAACTGGATAAATTGCCGCCTTGTTCAGAATGATTGATTTCTCCTGCATCGGCCTGCTTAGAGTGAGATTGGATGAGCCCGCTATTTGTGGCAAGCCCCATATTTGTTTTACCAATATATACTTCAGAACCGTCAGCGTTACGACCCCAGACGTGTTCATCGCCTTTTCCAGGATTACTAGTATCAAGCCCGTATTTTTTGGCAAGTTGTGCAGCATCTAAATCGCCGCCGCCCCACATTCCGTTTGAGTATTTATCCATTTATCCCATTTGCGTGGCTAATTTTAATTGTATCTTATTTAGTTGACTACTCTCAACTTAATTTAGTGAATTATAAGAGCTGCAGCAATACAGCCAACGGAGAATCCTGAAAAGAGTGATAGCACTGTAAGTGTATTCACGGTTGTTTATAGCAATTACTCTTTCAATTTAGCCATAATTTTCTCAGCTTTTTTAATCAGCTTCTGACTTGTCTTGCGGTCAAGACATTGATCCGCTTTAGACATTGTTTTCAGCAGTTTTTTGTGCTGCTTGTTGATATTCATAAGCCATATGCAAAGGTTTGCTCAGGGTGCTTGTCCCAGTACTCGTTGTTTGTATTCAGCTGAATAGCATCAACACCCTGGAGTGCAGCACCTTGAATGTTGGCAGGCGAATCATCAAATAACGTACCGACCATACGGTACTTACTTTGTAGATACTGGATCATTGCCTGCTTGACGACACTAGATGTATCACCTTCAGTACTAAGTAATAGTAAATCGAAGGGAATGTTATGTCGTTGCAGCCACTCAAAGGTTTCTGGTAAACGACTTGATGGTCTTGCAGTTGCAATTGCAATGGCGTCACCAAAGCTGTGCAACATCTGTGTTAACTCAACCATAGCGTTATTCGCTGGAAAGTCTCTTGAAGCATCAAAGAACAACTCTTTTGTCATGCCAACATTATTGAAGTTCAGAGGCTTACAAGTAAGTGTGTCATCAACGTCAATTACGTGAACGACTTGGTCCTTAGATGGGTCAGTCATTGCAAGGCCTGTGAACAGGTCGCTTCCAATAGTTTTCATACGTTTAATTCAAAGTTCATTAAAGCTAAAGGCCGGAGTTATCCGGCATCAGCGCTTGTTGAAGTGAGCCTTGTGCATTTTCATGCCTTCTTCTTGAGCCTTAAAGACATCACCAGCCATACGTAGTTTGTCATAGGCACTGTTTAATTCAGATCCAGACATTTGATCGTATGACTTTGTCGCTGGAGCAACAGTTTGATCTGCAATAGGTGAAGGTGTAGATGGATCTCGTGTAAAAGCAAAAGTCGAATTTAAGCCGCCAGAATTGCCGCCATAAAGATAGGCGTATTGCTGCGGATCAAGTTTAATTATTCCACCATATGCGCCTAAATGTACATGAGTGTCGTGACCCTTTACGCCAGGCCCAAGAACTTCATTGCGCTGAACCTCTTAGTAAATCACGGAGATTCGAGGTGCGTTGTACATAACCAACGCCGTCAAAGCCTTCTGCGCCAAGCCCATCACCGCCTCGGTGATCTTGAATATCAATAGCTTCATCGAAGTAATGATGACTGTTATCTGCATGTTTGACAGTTACTCCACCAAAAGCTGGATGTTCGACAACTGTTAGTCCAAAACGGTCTTTTAACCGTTTACCTACATCAACAATAGGGACGTGATAACGACCGTCATCGTTGATGGTATATTCCATTGCTTGTTAATAGATAAGCCCTTCAATCTATTTTAGTTAGTTATACAAACTATCTAAAATAAAGAGGTAAGTAAGTAATACCTAGATGAATAGTTATAGAAGGGATCTCTCCCATTTAGAGGAGCTTAAGTATGCTGACCCAAATGTATATCAAGATATTTTAAGAGCTTTAGTGGATGCAGAGCCAGAGCTGCTTTCAGCAAGAAATAAAGTTACTGCACGTGGTGAAGTCTTTGAAGACGCAGCAACTGGTGATTTAGTAAGCCCTATGCAACTGGCTAAAAGCCTGGCTGGCCTGGAAGTTTTACCTCAATCTGGTGTTCACATTGGATACAGAAATGCAGCTAAACCTACAAAAGTAGCTAAAGGTTTATATCAAGGTGATCTAGGAGTAAATACACCTGCTGCAAGTGTAGGAGCTACACCAATGCTTGTTAAAGGAGTTTCGCGCTGGGCTGGTGATTCAGCTGCAGCAGCTTATGTCAATCCAGAAGGTTTGGATTTAGCGACTGCATCAAAAAAAGATATTCAAGCAGCTTTAATGGGATTAGCAGCATCAACAGGCGATGGTGCAAGAATGATTCAAGCTAATAAGAGGTACGATATTCCAGATGAGTACGTTGACGAATTTTTAGAGTATGCAAAACGTGGTGATGCAAGCCTTGGTTCAGTACTTAAAAATACTGGATTGATAGTTAAAGGACAAAACCGTCCTAACGACGTTGTTGATATGGCTAGTGGTAAACGAGTAGTTGATTTATCACCTGAAGAACAAGAAGCCTTTTACAGCCAACGTGTCCATGATCTTACTAAGGTTTGGCTTCAAGGGGGAGGAAGAGCAATAAATGACTTTGAAAATGATATATCTGTACCTAGCAACTTTTACAACATGGAACACAATGTTCCATTCGATATAGGCAATAGTACAGGTTTTGCAGAATCAACGCCAAATCGTGTTGGCTTTTTAGAAAGTTTAGTTAATTCTGAAAAAGGTGAAATACCACCTGAAGATTACTATAAGATGCAACAGCTTGCTTATTTGGCGCATAAAGAAGGTATTAATATCAAAGGCGTCAAAAAGGCCAATGATATTGAAGGTAATTTACAAAACATGCTTACTATCGCGAATCCTGAAAGTAAGCGAGGTAAAAAGTTTCCTGAAGCTCAAGAAGCTAACAATGCATTGTTCTCAAAGGTGATTACATATCCAACAAGCAGAATGGTTGAAGATGAAAGACAGTTTGATGCAAAATCTGCATCGTTTTATGGGCAAAAAGCTGCAGATGGTAACATTTTCAATGATAGAATCGATATGGATGAACGAAAGTTGACTTCTGCCGATCCTATTATGAAAATTCCAGTAAGGATGGCAGGTACTCGTCCTGAAATGCTCGAACTAGCTTCTGGTACACGTA